TCTTCAAGGTCAAGGGTTCAATGAGGAAACGGACGGGATCACTGGTGGCGTGATCGACAACTTCACCCCGTCCGAACCCAAGGACTTCACCAGGCAGAACCCGATCCAGCCTGAAGACCTCGGTGAAGCAGTCGGGGCTGATGGGATAATCTTCCAGCTCCAGAACGTGGCAGCGGATAGTTGGAACGCCATGACCAAGGCGGCGCTCGCTGATGGGGTCAACTTGTCAGCTGATTCAGCGTTGAGGTCATGGGATAACCAACTGCGCGCGTACGAGGATTTCGTTAAGACTGGGAAGAATCAGAACAACGTCACGGTCCCCAACATCCTCCCGCCTGAACGCTCCCTCCACGTTCTGGGTCTGGCTGTGGACATCAACTCTGCATCCAAGGGGTCAGTCGTCCACAACTGGCTGGTGGCCAACGCTGCCCAGTTCGGTTGGACGCCCATCTCCAACGAGGCATGGCATTGGGAGTTCAAGGGCAGCCAGTTCTTCGGTGGTAGTCGGACTGGTAGTGGGAGTAGCGACACGCCAGACACCTCTACTCCAGCTGACGCATCCCAGCCTGCACCCATTACCACCACACCCACGGCAGGTCCCCGCTGATGGCTACCTCTGACCAGTTCCTCCCACCTGAAGATCAAGGCTTCCCGCTGTTGCCCCCCCCGGTCAAACCACCGGATGATGACGATGGTGGTGGAGGCAACCAGAACTCGCCTGGTGGCGTAGAAGAATCAGGCATTGGCGACACCACCAACCTGGTCCCTACCCTCGAAGAAGGTGACGTACCAGGTATCCCCCCAGGTGCTGAGTTCTGGAAGGTTGGCGGTCGCCATTACGCGGTCTTCTTCATCCCCGGCTCTGAACCCCCCATCCCCCTGGTCTACCTCATCCCTGAAGAAGAACTCCCAGCTATGGAGATCTCTCATCCCATCGACTTCAAATCAGTAACTGAAGCTGAGTTCCGCCAGGTCGGTGCCCTTGATATGGGTCTATCCACTCTCCTCATTGACACCCCCGACAACCCTTGGGATGCGTTCTTCGACCAGTACGAAGACAACCTGGCCATCATGCCGTGGCTGGCTGAACCCGACATCTTGGCTCTGTACGCGTCAGAATGGTTGAAGGGTGGCTCTCCATCTTCAGCTCAACTCTCCCAAACCGAATGGTGGCAGACCCACACCCAAGAGGAACGAGACTGGCTGCTGTTCACCAACTCCGACCCGGCTTCCGCCCAGCGCCTGATCGAAGACAACCGACGCTCTATGCGCGACCTACTCCAACAGGCAGGGATAGACAACCCTGACGAATCCTTGATCACGTTCATGTCGGATCAGGTAACCATGGGACTATGGAGTCAGGGTCTAGTGGATGACCAAATCCTGGCCCTAGCCGATCCCTTCTCTGGCATCCCCATCGACCCAACCCTCTCATCCTTCCTGTCTGAAAACGAGATCAACCCTGAGTTCATCGACACAACCAGGCAGGGCGAAGATGTGGTCCGTCAGCTCGTTTCCCGTTGGCTTGGCCCCTACTACTCCGATTTCTGGAACGATGACAACCTGGCTGAATGGGCCGGGGAGATCCGCAACAACCCTGACGCGCAACTTGAACTCACCGACATCCTTCGTTCTCAACGCATGACCTTGTTCCCCAACCACACCAACGAAAACCTGACCTATGAAGACATCGCTGCACCCATGCGCGGTGTGTTCGCATCAGTGTGGGGGCAGGCCGCGGACGAAACCACCCCCTTCTTCCAGCGCCTGCTCGCATCCAACGACTTCGAAGGGGCAGAACGGCAGCTCCGCATTGAAGGCATGAAGCAAGGTGTGAGGAAAGTCCAAAACGATGCTCTATCCGGCATAGTCTCCAGCTTCGGCGGTAGCATTGTCCGAGCAGATCCGGCGATTCTCTAATGGTACGTTTCAACTCCAACGGCAAGATGATCATTGAGGCGGGGGACACCCTCTCCTCGATTGCCAACCAACTCGGCCTAACCGGTGATGAACGCACCGAGTTCTTCAACTTCATCCAACCCCAGCTCCAGTCCGGTGACATCAACCTGATCCAGGTGGGTGAGAAGCTGAACCTGGGTACATTCTCTGCGCCTGGTGACCCGATCAGTCCTGGTCCCCTCGATCCTGATGGCAACCCCTTTGACCCCACCGCTCCACTACCCCCACCACCTGAATTTCCCAGGTCTGATGACCCCTTCGCCCAAATTCCCGGTGACGGCTCCACTCCACCCATCTCTGTTGACCCCATAGCTCCATTCGAAGAACGCTCACCCACCCAAACCCTCTTCACCGGCACCTTCGAAGACGCCCAAGCCCAAGTTCAAGCAATGCTTGAAGGTCTCGGTTTCCGCAAAGGGTTCCTCTTGGGTCAGAACCGGATCGACAGGTTGGCGCAACGATTGGTTGATAGTCGCGAATCTCTTGACGCCATGCGCTCCAGGATCATTGCAACCGACAACTATCAGCAGCTCATCTCCGATGGCCTGGTCCCCGATCCCAACCTCCCCGGCGTCCCCGACCCCGGTGACCCCGTTGGCGGTGGCGGTGGGGGTAGCTCCTTCAACTTCTTCGAAGCTGCTTCCCTCCTTCTCCCCTTCCTTCCCCCAGAACTGGTCCGCATCTACGCTGACGCATGGGCTGACTTCGGTGACCGCACCATCGCCCTAGAAGCCACTCGCGCCGATCCCCGCTACGAACAGTTCTTCCCTGGGATCAAGCGCGGTGATGGCACCCTCCGCATGACCGAACAGGAATACCTGGCCACTAAGGAAGCGTATCGAATCTCCCTACTTGAACTGGATGTCAACCCCAATCTGTTTGATGGCAAGTTTGTTGACCTCATCTCCAACAATGTCTCAGCTAGGGAATTTGCTCTCCGCCTGGATTCAGCGTTCAGAGGCATCATCAACAACATCCCTGAAGTCCAAGCGTTCTACGCCAACAACTTCGGGATCAACATGACTGAATCGGCAGTGTTCGCATCAGTTCTGGACCCTGAAATCGGCCAGTCCATCATCAACCAGAACATCTCAATCGCCCAGGTCGGTGGTGAAGCTGCCCTCCAAGGCTTCGCGATAGGTGGAGGCTTCGCTGAAGAACTCGCCAATGCGGGGCTGGCCCAAAACCAAGCTCGCGCGTTGTTTGCCGACGCCGCCTTCCGCCTTCCCACCCTGGCCACCCTCGCGGACCGGTTCAACGCCCCCGACTCCACTTTTGACCTCTCCGAATTCGTGGATGCGTCATTCCTAGGTGACGCTTCCCAGGCCCGCAGAATCAACCGTCTCCGCGCTGGGGAATCGTCCTCCTTCAGCTCTCAGGATTTCGCATCCACCACCCAGCAAGGACTCGTCTCAGGAATTGAGGAACGATGACAGATACCAATGACTGTCGTGAATGCGGCAGAACACTCAACAACAGCTCAGCCAACTTCCCTCACGCGGGTCCAGCCAAGAACCTGTGTGTGAGTTGCAAGCCCAAGGCCAAGAAGAAAGCGAAGGCCAGTGCCAGCAAAAAGAAGTAGTGCCCGCAAGAAGGTCGCCAAGAAACGGGCACCAGCCAAACGTAAAGCACCGAGCAGGTCCAACAAGGGTGGGGCTACCAGGGGCAAAGCCAGAGCTACCCAGGTGAAGAAGGCCAACGCGTCGCGGAAGAAGAAGCAACCGGCGAAGGGTAAGCGTCGGCCCAGGATTTCAGAGCCTCAACCATTTCCGAAATCCTGATATACTGTGACAGGACCCAGCCTGTGGCAGGTTTGAGTTGGTAAGTGGTTCGAATCCACCCCTGGGTGCGCCTATCAAGCAGTTAGACCCCGGTCCTTGACAGAGCCGGGGTCTGCCGCGTATCCTCACCCCAACGGGCTATGGCAGCGTACCGCCCGAACCAAAGACGCTCCATCAACGCCGGGGGACTCCTACCGCCCCCGGCCGTCATGAGTAGGTAGCAGAGCCAATGGTTCCGTGGCTGACAGGGAACCTAGAGGTTTGTTTTCTGCTGTCCACTGTCGCTGGGCGTGCAGCCTTCCGTCGTGCTGTACTGACTCTCCACCAGACGCGATAAGGAGCTACTCATGACCACCGAAATCATCCCTAACCCTGACGAAGAAACTGCTGATATCCGACAGATGCGGGAACGCATCAAGGATCTGACAGCAGAAAACAAGACACTGACAGAAGGTGCCAAAGCCACCGCATTCAAGGATGCAGGCTTTGATCCCACTACCGGTGTCGGCGCACTTCTCGCTGAGTCCTACAAGGGCGAATACACAGCCGAGGCAGTCGCCACCTTTGCCAAGGAAAAGGGAATCGAAACGTCCGGTCAACCGCTAGTGCAAAAACGCACACCCGAGGAACGACTCGTTGCGGCAGGACAAAACCGGCTAGACGCGGTGAATTCAGGGGCTACTCCTGTCAACCTTGACCCTTCGATTGACGATCAGATCGCTCAGGCTGACGCAGATGGTGACCTCCAAAAGGGCATCACTCTCCGCAACCTGAAGCTGCTCGCACACGAACAACGTCAAGGGTAAGTAACCGTCTAGAACAAGGAGTGAAAACTCATGGCCGGTATTACCGGTATGGGCGACACCTTTGATCTGCCGAACTTCGTCGGTCCGCTGTTTCAGCTCACACCTGCTGACACGCCGTACCTGAGTATGTCGGGTGGTCTAACCGGTGGAGAGGTGGCAGACGCCACCGTCTTCAACTGGCAGACCTATGACCTCAGGGACGCGTCTCAGAACACACGGGTTGAGGGTCTGGCAGCACCCACCGCCGAACAGCGTGTCCGCGCTACGGTTCGCAACGTCGTACAGATCCACCAGGAAACTGTCGATGTTTCGTACACCAAGCAGGCCGCTACTGGTCAGTACAGCGATATCGGTTCAGCCCACCCGCACATTGATGGTGTGACAGACACCTCAGTGTTGTCGGAGTTGGACTGGCAGGTAACGCAGATGCTGAAGCAGATCGCCCGTGATGTTGAATACTCATTCATCAACGGGACCTTTGTGGAGCCAGCAAACAACTCAACAGCCCGCCAGACGCGTGGCATCTCTGAAGCCATCGTCACCAACGTAGAGAACCAGCAAGTGGCCACCGACGACGTTACCGGTGAAGACGCCGATGACGTGGTTGATGCCGTTGCGCATCCTTTCTCGTTGAACGATCAGGTCAGGTTTACCGCCCTCACGGGTGGCTCAAACCTGTCCATTGACCGCCACTACTACTGCATCACTGTCAACGCCAACGACTTCCAGCTCTCCCTCACCAAGGGTGGAGCCGCGGTGTCGTTCGGTTCTGACATCACTGCCACATCGACGCTCGTCCAACTGGCCGCGCTCACCGATGTCATGGTGATTGATGCACTGCAGTCTGGTTGGGAAGACGGTGGATTCCAGGAGTCGGAAACGACCACAATCTGGACCAACGCATACAACAAGCGGGTTCTCACCACGCAGTTCATCACGAACGGCAACTACCGGGAGCAGTCCCGGAATGTTGGTGGTGTGAATGTGACCACAATCGAGACTGATTTCGGTCGCCTCAATGTGGCTCTCAACCGTCATCTCCGTACCCATGAGGTAATCATTGCCTCAATGGAGATGGTGGCTCCGGTGTTCTTGCCGATCCCAGGCAAGGGTTTCCTCTTTGTGAAGCCCCTAGCTGATACTGGCGCGAACGATCAGCGCATGATCTATGGCGAGATTGGCCACAAGTACGGCCACGAACGCTTCCATGCCAAGGTAACGAACGTCACTGGCGGAATTACCTGATCGCTTTGGGGGTGAGGGTCAAACCTCACCCCCACTGCATACATCCCCTACACTCAGCATGAACCATCAGGAGGTTGGAGGTAAAAGATGGCTCTAGCAACTAAGTCCAAGGGACATATCAGTCCTAACAAGGGCAAGCAACTAGTCGAGATTATCGACACTGCTCTCAACGATTCAGACAAAACCCTCACCGTCCCCGCTGGGGTGTCGTGGGAAGTCAAGACTCTCTTCTGTGAGCTGATCACTACAGCCACGGTGGGGAACCGGCGCATCAGGCTGGAGCTAACAGATGACTCCGGCAATGTGGCAGGACAGTGGCTGGCTTCGGCCGATCAAACTGCCTCACTGACAGAAACTTACAACTTCGTCCCTACCGGTGACTCATCCACTGAACCGGTGACTGGCGTCCACATCATTGGGATCTCCCCCATCCATGCTCCATCCGGTTACGGCCTACGCATCTACGACGAACCAGCTATCGCCGCTGCCGCCGATGACCTCACCATCCGAGGTGTTGTGGTAGAACATAGGTAATGGCAACTCTTGGTGACCTCATTGACCGGCTGTTCCGTGAGTGGTTGACCCCTCCTCACGAACAGCCTGCCCGCGCGGTAATGAACGACGCAGGTGGGATCTCTGCCGCGGACGTGACAATCACCATCGACCCTGCCTTGCTCTCTACTGAAGAAGAAGGGCTGCTCGGTGAAGGGGCCATTGTCGAGATCGAACGGGAGCTAATCAGGGTCAACTCCTACGCCTCCCCTGTCATCACTACCGACGCTGAAGGTCGCGGCTACCAGGGCACCACCGCAGCTACCCACGCCGACAACCTAGATGTGATAATCACCCCCACCTACTCCCGCCAGCTCGCCTTCGATGCGTTGTCTGACGCGATAGTGGGCCTGTACCCTGATCTATGGCGAGTAGACAACCTCACTTTCACCTCCCAATCCACCCCACTCACCGTCCCCACCGACCTCAAACAGGTCCTCCACTTCCGCTATGAACTAGATCAAACCTGGGTCACAGCCTCCGTTGACCTCCTTGACAACTTTCCCCACTCCGCAACCGACGTAGCTATCCAAACCTCATGGGAGGTCCCCAATGGCTGTTCATCCATCCTCACCTACAAGGCTGGGTTTGCCCGACCAACCGCAGAAACCACAGTCCTTGATGCATCAGTCACTACCAATCCCGCATCTGTGGGGATACAGTCTGAGTGGTTTCCCATTGTCATGACAAGGGCACTGGCAAACGTTGCTCTGGCCCGAGATCTCGATGCGGCCACAGTCGAGTTTGTGTCTGAGAGTCTTGAAAACCAGGGCTTCCCCGTTGGTTCAGGGGAACGACTTCAGCGGGCCTTGGATCGCTACGCTCTCCTCTTGATTGACCGGGCCAAGCGCAACCTCACCGCGTCCAACCCACCTCCGCCAACCCACCATGCCCAGGTTGTCTACAGGTGGTAATCCATGACGCTCCCCACCCGCGATAACACCTCATCCCCAAAGGTCTTCGGCTATGACATCGTGCTGGATTGGGGATCTGCCGCGACTGACTCGTTATATCTCAGGTCCGCGTCTGGGCCAGGCCGCAATCTCCTCACCACTACTGGTCAGCCCCCCTCCAACCAGCTCCAAACCAACATCAACCCTGAGGATTTCCGCACTGAGCTAGGTCAGATCTTTTCTCGCGCAGTGTTCAGTGGCGGAGAAGGATTGGACCGCGCCCACCGCCCTGACGGTGACCAAACCGACTTCACTCGGTACTGGGATTCTCGCAATGTGGACGTGACCCCAGCCCGCCCAGGCGACCCAGAACTGGTCAAACTCCTACACGACACATCCATCTCAGACGCCCAGGTTGAATCCAACCTGTATATGGCCAAGATCAACGACCAACTCTTCATGGCCCAGTCCACAGGAGTCAGGACATCCACCAACGCTGGATCTACCTGGACCAACACCAACCCTGCCATCGGCGCTCTCACTGGTCTCGCAGTAGCTGGCGACGAACTCCACGCGGGGTCTGCCACAGACGTAGCCCAACGCAGCTCTGGCGGGTCCTGGAACAACACCTGGTCATCTCAAAACGTACCCAATGGAATCTGGGGAGCCAAAGGTCGCGTGATCGGAGCCGACTCAACTGCTTTGTATGAGGTCCGCGCGGCTGCTGGTTCAGTCCTTCTCCACACGCTGGGCACCAATGATGTCTGGGTAGATGTAACAGACGGGGGTTCAGCCATCCTCGCTGCAGCCACTGACGGCTACATCTACTCATTCGCTGAGGAAGAAGGGGAACTCACCCTCAAAGGCCAGACCCGCATTGAAGGGGAGGTCCCTACCTCAGTTGGGTTCTCCCAAGGTGTGGTGTTCATTGGCACTAGTGAAGACACCACTGCTGGAGGGAAGATCGGTCGGATATGGAGGGCCATCCTTGTTGGTGTTCGCCTCCGAGAGGCCCAGCTCCTTCGTACATGGGGTGACGGCACAGAAACCCGCGACCGCTCCCCACACCGCATCTGGCCCACTCGCGATTCAGTGTTTTGGGGAGTGATCGAAGACGGGAGTGAAACCCATCTATGGCGGTATCACCTGGCTACAGGCGGAGTCAGTCGAAACTTGGTTCTAGGGTCTTCCGGCCTTGTACGTGGTATTACCGTCGTGGACGACCGCCTGTTCGCCACCGTCGATGGAGCAGGCGCGTATGAGGAGAACGCGACCTATGCAACTAGTGGCTATCTGATTGGACCCCAAGCTGACTTCTACACAACCTCACCCAAGAACTGGGTGGGTGCGCGCGTAGACATCGGCAGTGTGGCAACCCCTCAACAGGTAGATCTCGACTACAGCACTGACCCAGCCGCTCTCACCGACTCCGCTCACGGCTCCTGGGTCAACATCATCTCCACTGTCGTTGTCCTCCCCACTGAGACTGCCATCTCCAACGTCAACTCTCGGTGGCTGCTCTCCAAGCTCACCCTCACCCCTAACGCGGGGCGTACAACCACCCCTGAAGTTCTCTCTTACTCCTTCAGGGCGCTTCACTCAGTAGAAGATGAGATCATGCAGATACCCGTGACAGTCTCTGATCTTGTGGAACTGCCTGGCCGCAAGCGCCTACGCGTTAGGGGTGAAGGTGAACGGGTCTATCAGGAACTACGAACCAGGGAGGGTAAGGGCATCCTGGTTGAGATGTTCAACCCAGCCATCAAGATCCGCGGTGTGTTGGAGTCGGTAGCCACCCCAGTCCAAGGCAAGACCTATCGTGGGAGCCAAACCACCTTCTCGGTCCTCACCATACGCGGGATCAAGGTGGCCTGATGGGGTTCAACGAAGACCTACGGGCGGTGTCGTTGAAAACCATTGCCCCTCACGAACATGACTTCAGTGAGATTTCAGGCACTGCCCGCATCTCCAGTGCTGAGATCATCAGCCTGACAGCCACCAAACTCACAGCCGGAACCATTGACGCGTCGGTCATCACCGTCACCAATATCAACGCTGACAACATCAACACTGGGACTTTGAACGCGTCAGTGGTGGCAGTCACCAACATCAATGCGACGAACATCAATACTGGGACCCTGGATGCGTCCATTGCCACCATCACCAACCTGAACGCGACCAACATCAGCACAGGGACCCTCTCTGTTGATCGCCTAGCCATTGACTCCATCACCGTGGACAAGCTGGCAGCAGGGACCATTGGCACCCACATCATCAAGCTGTCCAACTCGGCATCATCCCGGATCGAATCCAACGACGGGACCAGCCTGATCATCAGGGGTAATGGGACCATTGTCGCCACCTCTGCCACTATCACCGGTTCGATTACTGCCACATCAGGATCGTTGTCTGGGCTAACTGTGCCCGGCAACCTAACAATGTCCGGTACGGGTGTGTATAGAACGTCATCGTCGGGTCAACGTATCGAGATAACGTCTGCTAACTCAGGTCAGATGGATTTTTACACCGGTGCCACTTTGGTCAAGACAGAAGTGGAAGCGTTTGCAGAGACAACCGCTGTTACAGATTACGGCGGATTAGAGATCCGCGCGGGGGTGGACACTGGCCGCAATGAAGGCCGGTTCCGTGTCAGCTCACAATCACCCGACAACGATGAGTTCTCGTTTGGTACTGGCGGTGCTGCTGCTGCTGTGTATGCGTCTGGTGAAGCTGGCCAATTCGATTCAATGTTGGTGTTGGCCGCGGGCCTAGCCACCGATTCCCTAAAAGGCATGGTCGTCTGGCAACGCAACACTTCCGATACCGGCATTGAGATTGTGACGGGGACGACTCTGGCGGGGGCAACGACCCAATCGACGTTCGACGCTGATGGGACGATCACAATCAAAGGGGCCACTGTTAACGGTGATATCAACCTGCAAGACGGCGGAGTCACCGAATGGACAATGAAAGCCCACACCAACGACAACTTCCAGCTCCTCGATGATGGTTCTGTCGTCCGGTTGGTGTTCGCGCAAGCCACCGGTGACTTCACAATCCAAGACGATGCCGGTAACGCTGTCATCGACTACGACGACGCCGGGAACGCCATCAACTTTCACCCGAACGTCGGCAACCTGCGAGCCATCATTGATGCTTCCAAAGCAGACTTTGACCAGGGTGGCCAAGAGTTTCGGCTAGTCCTCCCTGTCAAAACCACAACTGGTGATGTGGGGACTCCCGAAGAAGGTGCCATTGTGGTCAACACATTCGACAACAACGTCCAAGTGTTTGCTGATGCTGCATGGCGTTCTCTGGGATCATGGTAGAAAGGATCACATGGATCTGACATTCAACACCAAGCTAGCCCTGGAGATCCTTCAGGCTAAAGCTGCTACCAACCCTCTACTCGCTGCTCAGATCGAAGCTGCGATCTGGGAAGCCATCGCGCGAACCGAAGATCCCCCACCCACCCCCGATCCTGAAACCCTCCCTGATGAATGACCACAACCACCCCTCCTGCCATGACGAACACGCCGAGATCAGACAAGCCATAGATGACCACACCCACCAGGAACTCGAAGCGGTGGACCGGATCATCGTGCTGCTGGAGGGGCCAGTTGATGGTGAGAACCTGGATGGCACCCCCAAGCACGATGGCTCCCAGGGGCTAGTTGGCAAGGTTGATGAACTGATTGAGCGGGGGGTCAAGATCCGCATCCCCTGGTTCAAGATTGGCACCTTCACAGGTGGGGTGATCCTGGCCATCTGGGGGATCGTGTGAGAAGGACGATCTTGGGTCTAGGTGTTCTGCTGATCTTGGTCACACCTGTTACACTCGTCATCGCGGAACCTAGTCTCCGCCCATGTGAGAATCCAGCAGCAGAGAGGGTTGCAAGATGTCAGAACACCACCACAACGGGATCAATTTCAATCACGACGATTTCCACCACCACCACGGTGACAACAACTCCACCCTCATCCACCAGCACCGCTATACCGACCCCCTCCACCGTCACTACCTCGACGCTCTCGACTCAAACTTCGGTCCCGACGACTGTTACGACGGTATTGGCCCAGCCGATCACTTCCACCACCCTTCCGCCAAGCACACCAGGCGTGACCCTCACCCCATCGCCACCGTCCTTGTCTCCGTCCCCAACATCAACCGTGGCGACCTCACCTCCCGCGTCACCAGCATCAACCCTCCCTCCCAGCTCACCTTCTTCATCGAACCCTGAACCCTCAACCTGGCCAAACTGGGTAGTGGGTGGAATCCTTACCGCCCTCATCCCTTGGGCTATCTGGCTACGGTGGGGTGTGCGAATCAACTCATGGAGAAAACGAATCTGGAGGAAGATCCATGGCGGCGAGTAGCAGTCAGCTGAGAACCTGGTGGGCGAAGTACAAGTGCGAGACGAAGCTCCTGGAACACATCGAGTTCTTCGGTCGGGGGATAGGTGGGGTGGCAGCCCCTACCGTTGAGGCATACGCAGCTTTGGAGATGGCGCTGGAAACTACCGGCTACGACCCCACCTCACGCTGGGCATACAACTGCCGTCCCACCTCCTCTGGACTCCCCTCCCTCCATGGCTTCGGCATCGCCATCGACATCGACCCGAAGCTCAACCCGTTCACCACCCGACCCTTTTCATGGGACGAAACTGATTTCACTCCTGCCCAGATCAAGGCAGTGGAGGGCATCAAGACGACCCAAGGCAACCAGCAGTGGGCGTGGGGTGGCCGGTGGAACTCCATCCGCGACTACATGCACTTCCAGATTGATCGCCCACCAACTGATGTAGAGGTCGATTGGTCCACGGTCACCGGACATACCCCTGCCGGTCCGCGTCCGCCAGCTCCCTGGGCAGCCGACTCCTGGAACAAGGCCATCGCCAAAGGTCTAGTCAAGCCATCCGCCAACCCACATGCCCGGCCGAAAGCACAACGGATCATGTCGTGGCTGGATAAGCTGGGCGAACTCGACTGAAGGGGCCAGCCATGTGGCCAGTAGTAAAGCGATTCATCTTTGACGCTAGCTTTGCGCTGGCTGTCCTCGGTTCGGTGCTTGCATCGACGTTGGGCGAGGTGGTCAACCCCCCGGTGTGGCTGCGCGTCTCGTCTGTCGTGGTGATTCTGGCGGCTGGCCTGTACAAAGCGCCGGAAGTAGCTGATCCCCCCAGTACCTGATCCCACCCCTGATCAAGCAAGGGCAGAGAAACGGGCTGACAGCGTATCCCCTGGTCAGGGGTTTGCCAACGTCCAATTCCCCCAACATCCACACGTACAGGTCATCATGTCATCCAAAATCCCCTGTTTCTGCATCCGTCGCGCCTTGGCAAGAGCAACCTTGCGGGGTACGCCAAGGATTTCCGCAACCCTGCTAGATCCGGTGGATTGACGGACCGCTGCTATGAAGTCTTCGGTGGTGATGTCTTTAGCCTGCATGTCAATTGACCGGGATGACGAAGTGTTCCTGATCCGCTGCCGACAAGTGATCAATATCACCCTCATTCAGACCAGTGTTGTGGACGAACCCAAACCGGGCAGCTCCATCCTCCACGTCAACCACCGTCTTCCAGCTTGACTTGTTCGCGATTGAGTGACCGACGTACTGCAACCACCTGGAGTGACTGCCCACGATGATCGCATGAGCGTCATTGCTGATTAGTCCGGCCCCTGACTTGTTCTCAGTAGACCCGCCAATCACCAGCACCTCTTCACTATCAATGTCCCAGTTCTTCTCAGCGAACTGGCTATGGACATCAATGAAGGTGAAGTTGTTGGCCTTGGATGACGTGCCCCCGCCACCAGTGTCTAGCTGCACACCAGTAGTCCCTGCCAGCCCAGTCCCGTACACCCACCCATGCATGAACAGATGATCGGGTGATCCCCGCTGTGCCCAGATCCCCTTCTTCCGGTAGTGCTTGAAGAAGAAGTTGATGCCAGCTGAGTACTGCCCGTCGTAGTTTCTCCCTGCTGCATCCTCAGTCACCCACCCATACTCCGGGCTGCCAATCGCAGAGATGTCCTGCATCCAGGAGCAATTCCCCCCCAGCATGCGGAAGGCGGGGCCAGGCCGACCCAAGCAATCGACCTGTAACCCCGCGACCTTCCCTCCCCACCATGCATTCCGCCCGCTGCCGAAATCATTGTCGTACTTGCCGCCGTCCACGAAGTCCCAGCCTGGTCCGTCATGAGCCTTCAGAAATGTGGTCCGTGATCTACTCCATGGGTTGAGGTAGCCCGCGACTGTCAGGTTCAGCCCAGGCGCGCGGATCAACGTGTCGGTTACCGGGATCCCCTCACCATGCCCATCGAAGTGAATGTCCCCACCTTTCTTCTCATCCATCAGCGTCCACATGGCGTCGTTGATATCTGAAGTGGTCCAATCCGGGTCCACATGATGGTCGTGGTCTAGGCACTGGTCGATGGGGCTGGGGGGTGTGCTGCCAGCCTCTAGCTCAACCACTCTCGCCATCAGCGCATTGAACTGAGCCATGTTGGGGACGCGGGGCATATCAGATCCTCACTCTGGGAGACGCAGCCAAGTGTAGATGAAGATGGATGCCAGCACGATGAAGATGGCTGTGGTCATGTGTTGACAATCATGGACCTGGGTCTCCTTCAACGTTATTGCGTAGACCCGCAGCCTCAAACTCCAGCATGCCCAAGATTGTCCAGTTGGGAAGATCGTTGGTTATCAACATGATTGTGTGCGCGCCGTTGGTTGGGATCACTTCCATGAGGAGAACAGCCTTAGTGACCATTGCTGGTTCACCGTAATGGTCATCGACTAGGTGTTGTGAAGCATCCATTAGATCAGCGGCATAAGTCATGTTGTCTCCTCCAATGGGATCACGACGTAACGGCCAGGACTGCCCTTTCCGACGTGGATGTATCGGTTATCCGCAGTCCCACGGATACGGACATCGTGTCGGATCTTGTCGGGGTTGAGGCCCGACCCGCCACACACCCTGCATGCGTGGGCAGGTGGGGGAAGGTGCGTGTAGTCGGCGCATATCGCTGGGCAGTCGGTCCTGCCTTTGCCATCGCAGCGTTCGCAGATGGCGGGTTTCAGGGCATCAGGAATCATCAGACACCTCGGCTTGGTAATCGACGGCCACTCCGAGAGTTGGCAGAAACGCCTCCAATACAAGCGTTGCTTCCTCTGCCGTGTCTGATACGAGAAGCTCTGCCAGCTTCGTCAGGTCAGCATATGTAATCGTGTCGCTCATTCGATCCTCCACTCAGTCATCAGACACCTCGGTCCATTCAGGAGACGTGCATTCGCACTTACTGCAACCCGTCCACCACTCGGCGGTGGAAGAATCGAAAGTGTGATCCTCTGGTGCGTGACTACATTCGCAGCGATAGCTCATTCGATCCTCCACTCAGACGGCAACGCAATCAGAGCGCCGATTCGCCCGACCATCTCGCCAACAGTGTGCCCGTCCGCATACAGCAGCCCGTCACCTGTGTCGGTGACCGTATGAGGGCCAGGGCACTTGGTCGGCTTCGGGCATGGGTCCGAAACGGGATCACCAACGATGGGTCGGTTCTCCCTTTCGCATCGGAACCCCGTCCCGCCGCATGGTTCGTGTGCTATCACAGCAGCGACGCCCGCAGCCCACGCCTCGGCAGCGATCTTCTCCTCGACTACCGATGGGTACAACCACTCCTCGATCACCTTGGCGATGGCTTCGATGGCCTTACTCATTCGTCTACCTCCACGATCCCCAACACACGCCACACGTCGTCACAGAACCAGCGCCAGGTCCGCTCGGCAGGGTTGAGCTGGTCGTCTAAGTCACGTTCGGTCATCCACCATTCGGGTGGGTCGGGGTACAGGAACCCGAGACCATCGCACGTCGTGCAGTCTTGGGGGCGTGAGTAGAACTGAGGGTTGGGGCAGCGGCGGGGCAGGATGCGAGTTACGTCGAATGGTTCAGGAAACGACAGCAAGTGTTGGCTTGCCATAACCAATACGTCCTCGGCGTATAGGGTGGGCTTCATGTTGCACCGTCCTTCGGGTCGATCAGGAACCGCACAACCTCCACGCAGTCCTCGATGTCAGGATCGAACCCATCGAACACGGAGCAGATGTCGGGTACACCGTCAGTGATCGGGTTGTCGTGGGTTTGGCACCATCGCACCTCCACGCCACCCAACGCTTCGATAACCTCGGCTCGGGTCGGATGTCGCCAAACTGACTGATCATCCTCATCCTCTATCACCCACATGTCAGTCAGTTGCATCGTTGTCTCCGATCCCGAGGGCAGCATCGACGATGTTCTTGGCATAGCTATCCATACCGAGACTCGATCCCACCGCCCACGGTTCTTGCGTGATCGCCTTTTCAGTAGCTGCTTCGTAGTCCACTTCGATGGCACGCCCACCAGGGCACGACCCTTCATCGCCCTCTTGCCAAGTGCAGAACCAAATGCCACGCCACTCATAACTGTCGGGGCTGTCGTGTTCGCAGGGTTGGGTGTGGTCACGCAGCTTCATACCAACTCCACCTGTCCCTCCCCAAACACCTCCACCAACACCATCCATGCCCTTCTCTCCTCTCCCTTCAACATCATTGCCCTGTCTCTTGACCTCACTGTACCATCTATCTCATCTTTGTCAACCTCATCCACCACTGCCACCATCTCCACTACCCCCTCCATCCACGGCAAGGGCGTCCCATATCTTGGCTGCTTTGGCCTTCCCAATTCCCTTCACCCTTTCCAAATCCTCTGGTCCATCCAGATCCCATCGCACCGGCAACCCATACTCTTCATAGATGTTCCTCGCCAGCGTCGGCCCTACACCCTCCATTGACTGGAGCAAATGCACCGCCCACGCTGCCGAATCCCTAGTCCCCCACATGCTCTTTCTAGGACCACTGCGCCTACTCAGTGACAGATGGTGGTCCTTCTCCGTCCACCGCTTCAACGCCTTGACCGTGTGAACAAACTGCTGGGCATCTTGCACCCGGTACGTCACAATCCCATGCTCCAGATTCATAGAGGTAATCAAACTCGACAACGCCCCAAGCTGAAACCGTCTCTTCTCATGCAACAGCTCACCATCACTGGTCCACACCCCATACCCTTCCAGCACCAGAAACCTCATGTCCAGCTTCTGCATCTGCTGGACCTCTTTGCCTAGCCGATCATCGTGGAGGGAAGCTAGGAAATCATCGGGGAACTGTTTGCGCTGAACCCCACACCTCTTCCCCTTGCTCCACCAAAAGAAGTCCACCCCATGCTCTTCAACTATCGGGGAGATCTTCGCGTTGAATGCGCCGCGGTAGGTGGCAGGTTCAGTCGGTGAGCAAAGGATCATGGACCAAACCCTCCCACATACACCCTCAACGGACTCGCGTGCCTTCTGATTGATGGCCGGTATTCATCAGTCCTGATGATCCAGCCTTCCTTCACTGCATGAGTCATCCGTGGACCCAACGCCCTTGGCTCTCTCGGTGCTGGAACTCCCCACCCTTCCAGCGTCTCCCACACATCATCAGCGGTCAGGGTGGAGAGCCTTCTGGCTGTGGCTCTGATGGCAGCGTTGGCCACCTGCTTCCAGTTCTTGTCAGCAGCGTCATCGACCTGTTCCATCTTGACTTCAGCATCAGCCCAACCTGGGTGAGTGGTCACCGCATCACCCATTCCGCCGTCTTCCTCAAATAATCCAACCCGTAGTTCTTAACCCCCACATCCACATGTTGCTCCCGCTCTCTGTCCTTGATCGTGGTCATCGTCCACCCACTCTTTCCCGCTTTCAACAACATGATCGTATGCACCAGATGACCAAGCCTCTTCTCGCCCTCTGGCCTGACCCCAACCCGTCCATACGTATTCACAATCTCAGCGGTGTCTTTCCATTGACCCGTTGACCTAACCGCCTTAGCCCCCGCCGTCACTAACACATGACCTTGATGGCGATGGAACAAAGGCATGGTGAAGTCCTGGTAGTAGCTCTTGATGATCTGCCAGTCCACTGAGTCAAACGGGTTGCCCTTCTCTTCAGCTTTCTTCTTGGCTAGATAGAAATCAGTTTTGCTCACCCCGAATGCCTTCTCGATGTAGTGCCCCTGACACAGATCCCACACCGGCCCAAACATGTCGCACATCAGCCAATCCCCAGGCACAATCAGCTTCTGGAATTTGGTCAAGGCCCGTACATGATCGTCGTAATCAAACACGGTCTCCAAGGTGATGTTGTTCAGGTTCCCAAACTCTTTCCCACCAAGCATCCGCTCCCAGGCAAAGTCAGTGTCAATGACATGGAAGGTGGCTGTTGACCCGGTTTGCTGAGACAGCTTGGCAAGGGACAACCCCGCGCGTGTCTTCCCACTACCAGGCCCGCCAAAGATCAGTTGCCTCTCCCTGTGCATGGCAGAGTTACTAGGGGCGCGGAACCCAGTGTCACTCACTGAACACCTCCCACCGTTCAGGCGTCTCAATGTCTACTTCAACCGCGGAAGTGTCGTAGAAGATGGTCCTTCCTTTCAACTGTCCTTTGTGACCATCCTCATGGGGGTCGTTCTCAGCCAGCGAACACCGATCATGCCAGTCCCAAGGGTTGACAATCGGGCACCGGTAGACCACATCACTCACCTTCTGGTCACCCTCAGCTCGTTGTACTTCGTCTTGGTCTTGTACTTCTTCATCCATTCCTCACCCATCTCCTTCTCCATCAGCACCTTGTTCAGCCCCGCCCGCTCTTTCTCACTGACGTTGATCCGGTGCGTATCCGTCTGACCTCTTGCGTTACCACCAACCAAGGCCACCAACCCCTCCCGTAACTCCTTCTTCCGAACCTCCAGTGCCTTGATCTCATCACTCACCTCCATGTACTCTTCGGCCAACTCATCGAGCGCATCTGATCCTGACAAATCAACCTTCTCAGCGCCGTACTCCTCATGGAGATAAGGAAAGGGGCAGAAGAACTTGTTGACGTTCTCCTCACAGTCAGGCATCACCCCTCGGTCAATCCACGACCACACCTTGGCGACCTTCCCCCTGATCTGGGCTTCACTGATTGGGGGTGTGCCAATGTGAAAGGTTTGTAGCTCCCCTGAGTTCCGGTTCTTGTACGCGTACAGTGCCTCAGTTGCTCCATTACCCAGCATGTACGCACTCACCTGCCAGGCATACCCAGGCTTGGAATCAAACCGGTTCAGCTCAAACTCCTTGAACACGTTGTCACTCATGCTCTTGACTTCCAACACTGTGGGACCAGGCTCAGTATCAATCAGCCCATCAACATGTCCCTCAACCACAGCCTTCCCCGGTACGACTTCCCACCGCATCGTTGCCTGAGGATCACGGATGACAATCGTCCCCCCACTGTCCTCCATCAATCTCCTTCTCACATCTTCCTCATGCAAATGTCCCTCCTGAGCCATCTGGTTCAACCACCCTGGACTATCAACCTTCGCATACCCCGTAGCTGCCGCCCACAAAGCCCTTACACAGTTCCCCAACGCGCTAGCTCTCACCACCAGCACACCATCCTCCATCCGAGCAATAGGCGCATCTGACATGTGTTTTCCCTTCAGGATTTTTCGACTACGGAGAGTGGTTAGTCAACTACTCTTAGAATATGGCCTGTAATAGCTCTCGGATCGCATACCCGTCTGGAGCGAATACCTTGGGTAGGTTGTCTGCGATAGTGATGACACCAGCAATTGAAAGAAACACGCTGATAACTCCCATGAAGATGCTCGCGTACTCTTCACTCTCTTTGGCCCTGGCTGCGTTGTATGCGGCCCTGGCTTTGTGTTCAGGCAGCTCTCGCTTGTAAAGCTTCCACCCGACAAACGCAACCACACTGGCCACAAGCACCAGGAACAGACCAATCCCTACCCCTGTAATCCCCTGCCACCGGATCTTCCTCGCGGTGATCTCCAACAACTGAATCCCGGCCTCACCAAGCTGATCCAGCCTGGCGAAGATCTCATCAATCAAACTGTCACTTACCTCATCCATGTCCTTCTCCTGTCTGTGATGGGCGGGGGCAGGTGCCAGAAAGCGACTAACAACACCCACCCCCTATCCCATCAACCATTTGCCTCCACAAAGAGGCGATCTTCATCCAGAGCTTCGTCGTACAGTTCTGTGTTGTCGGCAACTTCTGGATACTGCTCATGCAGTGCATCCAAGAACCCATCAAAGTCATCTGACTTCTTGGCCAGGTTCTTCAGCTTCGCGCGGAGAGCCTTGTCCCCACCGCTGTTAGATGCAGCTTTCTTCGCAGCAGGTTTCTTCGGGACAGCTTTCTTCTTCCCTTCAACCAAGCTCACCGGCAACAGCATCTGCCTGGTCCCAATCTGACCGCCGTACTCCACATCCTGGCGTTCCATGTGGAAGGTCAAACCCTCCCATATCGCAGCCTCATCAGGAGTACCCCGGTCCTGGATGATCTCACTCACCCCCGGGATCTGCAGTGCCGCATTGAAGAACCTCGCATACGCACTTGACGTATTGAACTTCTCCTTGCCTTCAACCTTGGCCCCACCTTCGATAGCCTCCCAGCCACCTCCAATAGACCAGAACTGGCGCACTTCATCTTCATCAGCCTGAGGAGATGTCCCCTCAATGACGAACAACAACTGCTCCCCACTTTGATACCTAGCATCGGTGCCAAAGTACGCCTGGTTGATGGTCACGTCCGCATCATCCAGTAATCCACTTGATTCCTCAGTTTCCCAACTGACCAACGTGTTCACCTCCTCGGTGATAGTGACCCACCCCACGCGATAGCTTCTTGCCACCACTCAGGAATGAGCCGCTTGTCTTTTCTCCACAACTCCAAGAACTGGCTATCCAACAGGTACGTTTCGCAGTGATCGTCGGCAGAGCGCATTGCCCTACCTGACATTTGGACCATGGTCCTGATCGTCTGCATCGTGTACCAGCCTTGGCCACCCTTGGCGTAGAGCCTCTTACTCACTTGCTGATCACCCAGATACGGGTAGGGGATTTTGGCAATCACCTGCACCCGGCACTGGTCACCAACAAGGTCTATGCCTCGGTCAAATGACGGGGCAAACAACACCCCGTTGTCTGACGCGAGGAAATCTGATAGTGCTTGGTCTCGCTCTCTGGCCTTGGTGTAGGTCATCAACCTGCCTCTCGACAATGACCCGTTCAGCTTGAACGACAACGCCTTCATGAATCGGGCAGCGAGGTCATAGCTAACCGTGTGAACCAGGATGCGTTCATCATGGCGATCCATGATTTCCAGCATCCGCTCGCGAGCCTTCATGAAGTTGGCGTCTATTTCCTTGCGCGTCATCTTCCCCACCGGCTCAATCCAAATCGGCCGTCGTTCAGGGTCAAACGTGGATGGGACAGTCACCACGGTCCAGCTCCCATCCTCCAGCCCCAAATCACTGGCCATCTGCTGTGGGGAAATAAACGTTGCAGACATCAACAACCATGTGGTCCCATACTGAAACAACGCATCTTCCGCGAACTCATCCACCTTGATGGGCTTGAACACCACATGCCCGGCCTTGTACCCATCCAACACAAAGTTCTCCAGCAACCGAGGCTTCTCTTCCCCTTCTCTGGGCTTGGTCAACCATTCCAGCTTCGTGGCCATCTCCCCGATCCGCTTACGCTCTCGCCTTTGCTTTGGCGTGCATTTCTTCATAGGTGGGAACGTCCACAGATGCCGTCTCAACGCTGGCAGTGCCTCATCCTCTATCCATTCCACCCAACTGCTCGATACAGTCACTTTCTTCGGCAGCCCCACACCCAGCCTCTCCAGCAACCGCTTCCCAACCACAACTTCTATTGATCGCATCAGCTCAGACTCAACCATGTCGGCTTCGTCCAAGATCATCAGGTCAGCGCGGGCCAGCAACGACCCTCTACCTTGGATCTCTCTCACCAGATATGCAGAGTTGGCAATCACCATCTCAGCTTGCCTGGCACGCATCCGCTGTTTCTGATACCCAGAATCCGCCCACGGATGACATTGATCACAGTGGCGGATCTCATCACCATGCCCTACCCCTGGGTACATCCAATCCTGACACTTCCCACACCCTGGGTACGTCACCAACTCCTCATCACACAAGTCACAAGCAATCAACGGGAACGCAGCCGGGTTGTCCGCAGTTGGGTAGTTGGCTCTCCCTTTCAGCACCACCCCATAGTCAAAGTCTTCCTCAATCTGATCCTGCAAAGTCTTGGTCGTGCAGGTGTAGACGGTCTTGTGCGCCTGCATCTTCCGCCTGACCAGCTCCCCAATCAGGGTCTTCCCACTCCCAGTAGGCGCATCCAAAAACACGAACTTGTAACCCTGCTCAAACGCGTTCACAACCTCATCCACGGCGGGGACTTGGTGAGACCGAATTCCCTCAACCCAACTAGGGAGCGTATGCGATCCCCAGTCATACTCACCAAGTCCCCTGCCATGATCACGCTCAGGGAGGGGAGGGGTGGGATGTGGGGGGTCAATGTCAGAGGGTGCGATTCCTTCATCAACCAGGACAGGTCCCACCTCCTCCCCTTCCTCAGCGTCCCATGGCTTGTCACCCTTCAAGCTCAACAGCACGCGCAGAATATGAGAGCAAACCTTCCGGTACTCCCCACCCGCGTGACTTTGACAATCACACACCAGCTTGCCGTTGATCCCTTCACCCACGCGATAGAACGGGTAGGAATCACCCAACTTCTCAGACCCATCCACGACATACCCAGTGGCAGTCTTGGTCGCTGTCCTCTTCTCGGCCCTCTTCACCAAAGTCTCGCGAAAACGATCCCTGATGTCTGGCCGGTCCTCAGTCTCCCAACTCACCATCGTTCTGTCCTCCCATGAAGCCATGTCTCTCCAACAGCTCCGTCATCCTCTTCTTCGCATCAGGGGGCAGCAAATGCACTGCTTCGATCTGTTCCTCAATCAGGTCGTGCATCTCGCCCCATTGTCCTGTCAACCGGTACTTGCTCAGCATGTCTTCTATGTCCTGCACATGCTCCTGTGCTGCTTCGTAGTCCTGCTTCCTCTTCGTCGCGTTGTGCCTCACTATCGCCAGCGTCAGATCCTCGCTGTACGCCCCTTCCGACACCTTCCGGTTCAGATACTGCAACCGGTGAAACGCAGCGTCTCGGAGGAAGTCAGCGGCTGTTCGGAACTGGGGAAGGGTGGGGTCGGCAATGATCCTGGCCACCATCCCTGCCACGTCGGTAGGCAGTCTGACCCTGAACTGGCTCCCATGCCCATGCTTGTCAGAAGCCCGCGTGTAGAAGTTCTCAATGTCGTACCCACCATCATGGGTGTCCCAGCTACCCACCATCATCTCCTGTCCGAGGGGGAACCGACCCTAGCACTTTGATTCATCCTTTCCAAGTACCCCACTGTATCATGTTTTTGAGGCTGCTGTCACAGCTTTTCTTGCATTACTTAGATAAAGATTGACTGACCCCCCCTTCCCCTTATAAGCTGAACTAACACCATACCAAAACCGGGTGGTGTAGAAGTACTGTCTAGGAGGAGCGTATATATGTCGGATTATTCGGGACAATGGGACCAGATCTTGCGCGACACGGTTGAATGGCATGATCGGCGGAAACGTCAGGAAGCTGGTTTGTCTCCCTCCCAGAAAGATCTTTCCCGGCGAGGGGGCGATATCACTACTGACGCCAAGGAGAGTGCATTGTTGGTGATGCTCCCTACCTGGCTCCGCAAGTCTGTCAAAGAGAAAGCGAGAAAGGATCAACTCACCTTGAAGCGCATCGTCAAGCATTCACTACTCCTCTACCTCAGGGGGGAAATTCAAATCCCTGCCGATGAGTAGTTTGGGCCGGTTCACCACCAGCCACGCCATCAACTGGTCGTAGCTGTAGTCAGGGCTGTCTCTGCGCGGCCCTCGTTCCCCATACCCAACCGGCTGTGGGAAGCTTGGATACCGCTTCTTCCACATGCGGAGGGTGTGATGGGAGATCTCCAGCAGCTCCCCGATCTCATACGATCCGATCAATTGGTTCTTGGTCTTGGTTGTAGCCATAGCTCCTTCTTTCGGTCTACACTCCTTCTTGTCATCGTTTGTCCTTCGATGGCGTCCTGTCCAGCGGGTTGGGAGTGAATGGGGGTTACCTCACTCACTCCCGACTTGTTTCTCGGTCGTTTCTGGGCTGATCTCAAACGGTTCTTTGCTGCCATACCTCACACCAACAATGGCGATCACCTTCGTATGGGTTTGTAACGCCCACACCCATTGACCTTTCAGATCCTCCCATTTACTAACCCCTACAGCCTTCAAGATCCCACGCACATGCCGGTCAGTGTGTTCGCCACCAAGAAACACGTTGCCTGCTCCCTGGCCTGACCCAGCACGTCCTGGTTGTACCCGTGGTCCATCTTTGGTCTTGATCTCTTCAGGTGGTTCGTAATACCCCATGCGCAGGTTGTAGGTCAAGATTCCGTGGTCTTCAAACCCAAGACTGGTCTCTTCGATCAGACCAAGCCTCCACACTGATTCGTCTTGCCACACCATTACTTTGTATCCTCTCTCGCCAACCACGGCCGCAGCAGCACCGGTGACAACAAAAACTCAGCCAAGCTGCCACGCATCACTCCCGACAACGCCTCATCCATCTCCGCTATCGCAGCTTCACTCTGCTCCCGCCCTTCTTCCGGCCCCACATACACGCGAGGTAGGCCAACCGGTTCATACGGTGTGTCGATCCCACCTGTCCATGACCCTTCGCATTCACACACATGCAGATCGTGGTTGCCTGTATTGAATGAGCAAGTGCAGCGGTGAGCGGTTGATGGACAGTTCATTTCTTGCTCCCTTCCACATCCACCGGCATAATCAACCCCTTCCAGCTCCCATCTCTCACCTGCATCAGCAACGGGGCCAGGTGCGGGTCAATCCCCTTTGTGGCTCCAAGCAGCAACGGGTTAGCCATCAGCTCTTTCTTGCTGAACCCTGTACTGGCGATCATCACCTTCACAAACTCTCCATTCAGGTAAGGCAATGGTCCATCCCACGCAGCCACCACCTGCATCATGGGGAGGTATCGCTGCCACTGTGGGAACTTCTTTTTGATGTTGATTGCCTGGGCCTGGCTGTCTCCATACCCAATCGTGATGCTGTTGTCAGTCACGGCCAACGTCACAACCTTCTTCTTCTTGACTGCTGCCCCCATGTGGTCCCACCACCACTTGCCATCGACAAACACGGTGCCTGAGACTGACCCCATTGGATCAGTCTCTACCCCCTTGATCTCCCTAATCACCAACACATAGCCGTTAGTGGCGACCAACCTCAACCGGGTAGCTCCTTCATACTGATCCCACCTGATGACAATGTGGCCCGCGTCAATGAGCTTGTTGTCTTTGCCCACCGCGCGATACATCCACGGAAGAAGCCTGGCTTGGTCGTGGGAGAGGGTGATGAGCTGGTTCACTTGATCTCCCCAATCACCATGTCCGTCAACATCTTGACGATCCTCTTCATGGTCTTTGTGGCCTGATCCATAAGTTCATCAGCAGATGCAGGGACTTTCTCGCCCTGATCAATAGCTTCCATCACATCAATCAACACTCCGCCCAACCTCGCTTGGTTCTCCCCTATCAACGTCATCACTCTCAGCAGTTCCCTCTCCACACCTTCCTCCTTCACACACCAATACCCTCACCAATGTCGGGGCGTCTCCATACACCACGGTATGGGCGGTTGCCAGTTCGATTGTGCGCCCACACCAGTAGCAGTTGACCTTCACACCTGTCCTTTCTGTGTGGATTGTACCACATGTTGCTTGTCACTTCAAATACGCCTCTTTGTAAACCCGCGTTGTCCACCCATGGACCCCATACAGGTTGGGGTGTGACGGCAAGGTGGATGAATCGACCGCGGCCTTCAGCTCATCTTCAACTTCAGCCGCCCACATCAATGCATCAGACTCATCTATCCCGCCTGTCCGAAGGTTCTTGATAGCCTCCGCGGGCGTCTTCGACATCGGCAGCGTGATCTTGCCGGATTGCATGTACTCGATGCCTTGAAGCCCAAGACGAATCACATGCCCGGCGTATTTGGTGTCGAACCCATACGCGTCTACAAGCTCAGGCCGGTTGACATTCTTCTGTCCTCGTTTTCCAGCCCATCGTTCCTGTTGTTGTTTCATGTAGCCGAGAAACGCTGCTCCGGCGCGCCGGGATGCGGTGAACGCGATCAGCTCATCCCAATCAATCCACTGGAAGTTCCCCCGCCATGGGTTAGGTGAGAACAGCGCGGTGAGAATTGACGGGTTACCTTTGGCAGCCAACCCCGCAAACTTTCGCAGCGTGTACACGTTGAGGTCGATGTCGCCCATGCGCGATCGGTGACCGTCAGGCTGGGTGCGGATCATCATGGACTGTTGTTTTGCTGGTCCGTTGACCAGCTCATAGAAGTTCTCTATGCGCACGATGGTCATGTCTAGGTCATCTTGATCGGCTACAGCAATGCCGTGGATGGTGGACCCGACTTCAGCACCAAGCACTACCTCGGTTTTGAGATCAACACCGCGCCGCGCTAGCAGATCCTTTACGCGCCCCTTCTCTTTCATCCTTCCTCCAGTGCTTTCAGATCCTTCTCCACCAGCTTGCCCACCCACTTGGCCTTGGACGTAGCAATGACCAGCGTCTTGTATCTGGTCTGCCACTTTGCCCCGTTGTCCCCTGCCAGCTGCCTCTGTGCGTCTTCTAGGTACTCGACAGCCTTGGTCAGCGCGTCAGCTGCCTGCTCCATGTTCTGCTTGTTCATTCGCTCAGTCCTCTCAGTTGAGTCAGGCAGTTCTTACAGGTGGGGTCATCGGGAGTGGCCCAACGAACCGCCCAGTAATCTTCATCTCCGATGTACTTGTCATCTGCGTTATGGCAAGCCGTGTCCTTCACCTCTCGATGCCACTTGTTGCCCAGCTCATAGATGTTCACGCCGTTGATCAGTATGTGGGCAACCTTCTTCCCGTTGACGACCACCCGCGGCAGGTTCAATGTCAACTCCACCGCCGACTCACGCATCTGTTTGTTCAGTTTCATTCCTGCTCCTCTCTCACCTCAATAATCACTGGTCTTGTCAACCATGCTCCACCACCATTAGGCCATTCCTCTACTGTCGCGCGGACCGTCACTGCATACCCCCCCATTGTCTTATCAAGCGCCTTGGGCTGTCCGCGAAACTTGTAGATGAAGTGGCCGATTTCTGATCGCATACGGTCGGTTGTTATGTAGTAGTCAGGTGGATACTCTCGGCGTTTGATCGCACCTCCATCTTCGGCAATTGCCAACAGACTGTCGGTTATGAAATCCCTTGACCGGCGCTTGCGCATTCGGACAACATGGAGAGTGCCGTTGATATTGGATCTCATTCCTGCTCCAGTTCCTCAGTCAGATGTTCCTCGATCACACTTGACAGCGCCATAATCATTGCCAGCAGTTCGCCATGGATCTGAGCAACCGCGTGGCCATTCATCAGCTGGCCTTCCCATCGTTTGGCATCTGCCTCACAATCGGCTCTAATCATCTGGAGAACTTCAATCGGGGTCATCAATAACCTCCCTCACAAATGCCTCAAACCACTCGGCCATATCCGCGCGGTATCGCTTCCCATCCACCTTCATTGTCAGCCACTGGGATCCAACACCAGCCCCAACAGTCAACTCGTATTCGTGACCATCGTCCGTTTCCCCACTGAACCACCCCACACGAAACCCGCATGAGATCGTGGAGTCCACACGCTGCACCTGCAACCCAGTTCCAATCGTCTCAATTGGGTCCAACGTGTTTTCCCGACCGCTTGACTCTTCTTGTGTAGTCATTCCAACCTCCAACTCAGTTCCATCACTGCCCTATCTGCCGACTCTGCCACCACATCAGTCACCACCCCGTCATCCCACCCAATCGCTTCTGCCGCCCACACGCCCAGGCTCCTCATCAGGTAGACATCCACGCGGACGACTTCTTGGAACCCGCCAGCTGGGTCATTGGGGTAGTAGAACACCTTGCCAGTCACCTCAATCTCAGTGACCCGGCCTTGGCGTCCAACAGTGACCCCTCCAACCATGTCCAGTGCTGTCTGGCTAATCCTGGGGGCTAGCCCCCTCTTGGCCTTCTTCACTTCCTCACCGCCACCTTGCACACCTTGCACCTGCCGCCTCCTTCCTCTCCAGCCCATGACTCGTTTCTGATCGGGACTGGCCTGCCGCACCTGGTCAGCCCTGGCCTACGCGTATCGCGAACGTGCCACATTGAACGTCTGCCTCGCCGCCACCATCTGATCATGACGAATGCCTTGGTTGGTGCTGCCAGCAGTAGCGAGCGCCACCGCTGACTCGCCGCTTGCATTGCCGACGCCACCAGGGACGCTTCCGGCCCTTCGGGCCTGACATCGGCCCATCAATGGTGTGTTGACAGCGTATGGTTTCTGTCATCGGTTCCTCTCTTCCAACATCACGCGGACCGCCCACCTAAGCGCCGTCCACCACCTAACTACTCGCACGCGCTATTGGCCCTTTCCCACATATGACACCGAGACGGTTCCCCAAGTGTCGTTATGCGCTGTAGCTGTAGCTGCCTTTAACACCAGCTGGGAACCATCATCGAAACCAATCGTGACAGTTTCCCCGTAAGGGCTATGCCCGATAGTCTCGACCTTTTTTCCTATGGCATTGTCTCTATGCCAGGTTGTTACCTGTCCCATCCTTTTCCTTTCACACTCCCGCGGCTACCAACAGCGCCGCATACGCGATCACCAACACACCCGCGAACACAAGCGCGGGGGCTACCACATCACGCCACAGCATCGGTAGCCTCTTTCAGGATCAGCAGCGCCAGGTCTACAGCGATGCCGCGGTCGATGGTTAGCGGTAGGTCATAGGCGCGGTCTGGGGAGTTAGGCCCATACCGGGCCACTGTTTCGCCATCCATGGAGAACGTGACCTGATAGCTGTCTAGCTGTGGGTCGTAGGTCACCAGCTTTCCGCGGAATGTTCCTACCAATCCGTCAATGTGTCGGGGCTTCATTAGCTCCCCCTTCCAGGATCTCAATGACTTCCTGCAACACAGTCTCCAAATGCCTGGCATACGCGCCTGGGAGACTGCCCGCGGCGGAATACAGAAGGGCATCCCGGTAGCTCTTCCCCTCCCACCCACACTCGCAGCCGGGGAGAACCAGCGCGGCTCCCGCGGTTGATTCCCTAGTTTTGGCGATCTTGTAGCTGTGTGCGTTCACTTCTTCCTCCCTAGGTCCCTCGCGGCGCTCTGTTCTTCGTTCTCCATCTGTAGGTAGTGATAGCCAGAATCTGACGTAACCTCATAGACGCGCTTGCCAACATCGACAAGCTGCGGACGGCCAAACGACTGGAAAAAGAACAGCGACTTGGGTAGATGGTTGCGGGGACTCCTAACCATGTCTTTCGTTATGGTGTAGCGGTATCGTCGTCTCATTTGCTCTTCCTCCCTAGATCCCTGGCCGCTCTCCGTATCCGCACGCCAACCGACCGGCGAACCAGTCCCTGCCGCAATGTCGCGTAGGTCGTCATCTGGCCACCACTTTCACTGCGAACCCCGCGGGCACATCATCCGGCTCTAGCTCTATCGGTTCGTCGTTGTCGTCGTACTGGTGGAAGTACTCGAATGGGCACCTTGCCGCGGGTGCTGGCGTCCATGCGGTACTGATTGAGTCGTCCCAGGACAGCCCGCACGCGCCATCGGTTGCTATGTCCACGGCTCTCTCCTTTGCCTTACACACGCGGCAGATCATGCCGTGATTGTCTGCGCCAATGGTGCCGACTATCTCGGCCGGTTGTCGGCCATGCCGCGGGCATCCGCGGTTGATGTCATGCACAGTCATGATGTCGCCAAGTACTCATCTAGGGCGGTGCTGAAGTCATCCGCGGCCAGTCGGTCGCGCTTAGCCTCGGTCCATCCAGTGTCCAGCCAATTGAGATGTTTGCCAGTGGTTGGTCCCCAGTTGTTGGTCGTCACTCGCCAGGGAGTACCAAACGCCACGATGGTTTCGTAACTGAACGCGACGCGCTTGCCGTCATACTCCACGACGTAGAAGTTGGGGCGGTCGGTTGGATGCCACACCTTCGGGCGTTCTGGTCGGTTGGTCGTGTCGGTCATCGTTTCCTCTCTTCTTCTGTTGGTAGACTCGATCCCAGCCGCACGATTCCGCACCGCACGCAGATCATCCAAGTACCCATGTAGTGACGCCATAGATGCGCCTTGTGTCCCTTGGTCATCGTCACACCTCGCAGTCATGACCGAACGCCCATTCATCAGCGTTCGGCTCATTCAGCAGATCAAACGTCCGCCCACACTCCACGCACTCGACCACCATCGTCCGGCTCACTCGCGGCGGCTGGTTGGTCGTTGGATACGCGCCGAAGCCGTACCCATTCAATTCGTCATCAATCCCACCAGCTTCCGGCCCCCACACTTCCGCGGCCATAGCCTTGGTGCTATTGATGTTCTCCCTGCTCTCCTTCTCCCCGCGGTATCTAGGCAGGTTCGCACCCTGGCCCTTCGCGGTATCTCTTCCTGCTCCCAGGTTCTCGGCGGTATGCACGCTTGTCCCCTTTCCCGTCCTGCTGGCCCGTATGCGTAACAGACCTTACACCTGCAACGTTAACAGAATGCGCGTGGTGTGTCTAGAGGGTTTATGAGAATTAGCCGTGACAGGCAAACTAGTTAAGGCTGATACTATGTAGTTAAGGCTGATACTACTTTGGTCGAGTCGTCTCATATTTTGAGTCACTGTCTCATGTGGTGAGACAAACGTATGTTCGGGTCCATTTTGGGTCATTGGTGACCTGTTTTGGGTCATGGGCGGATTAGTGCTTGACGCGGGAAGCTGAGTGTGGGATACTTGTGACAGACGCCACGAAAGGGCAAACCATGTACCTAGTCATCGAGAACACACCCGGTTACATGCCAGACAGCGAGCCTGCCGAGTTTGCCGAGTACACAGATGCCGTGAGCTATGCCAATGAACTCGCGGATGACCTGGAAGAGGAGGGCTACACGACTGACAGGTCATGGGCATCGCGGGATAACGGCTATGCCATCAACGCAACGACCACTGAGAAGATCCACGATCTAGGGCGCACGATCGAAGTAGTGAGAGGAGAGAACTTCTAGCCGGGGAGCTAGCCCACAACCAAATAACTCAGCGCGACGACGCCGCGACCCTCCGCGAGCGTGATCCGCTGATGTCCTAACCCGCCCATCCCAAGTTGGGGGGGGCCACATGTCCCTAGGCCGGAGGGGACCCAACCGAAATACTGGTAAATCCCCTCTTGACTCTTCTCTCTACCATGCTACCATCTAACCATGACACCACGCCACACATCCACCTACCGCATCGCTGACTCAACCTACACGGCAGTATCTCTCGCGGCCACCGCCCTAGATCTGTCTGTCAACGATGTGGTCAATGACGCGCTGGAGCTATGGCTGCAGAAGCCGGAAGTGGGGAAGGCGCTTCGTACACAGATGGAACGACATAGGAAAGTGATGAGACAATATGGCAAGTAACCGCCCAACGCTGATAACCACCATCCTGGATCGGTCAGGTTCAATGACCAATATCCGCGCCGACATGATTGGTGGGTTCAACGAATTCATCAAGGCGCAGCGGAAGACACCCGGCAAAACCCGCTGGACCATGTACCAGTTCGACGGCCAAGACCCGCATGAGTTGGTGTATTCAGGCAAGAAGGGCAGGAACGTTCCCAAGCTGGGTTCGACCGATGCCCCGTTCGACCCCCGCGGGAGGACCCCCCTCCACGATGCGATCGGTTATGTCCTCCCGCGCGTCAAGCCGAAGAAGGGTCAGCTCTCAGTTGTGGTGATCATCACTGATGGGTATGAGAACGCGAGCAAGGAGTTCACCAACAAGGACATCAAGAAGCTGATCAAGAAGCGGGAGGACAAAGGCTGGCAGTTCGTGTTCCTTGGTGCTGACCAAGACGCCTATGCAACGGCAGTGGACTTGGGCATCATGGCTGGGTCCACCTACACGTTCGCATCAACTGGTGCATCGACCAGGGCAGTGGCTGATTCAATGACAACTGCCGTTTCGTCCTACCGCGAAACCGGTGCCCAGCAGGTTTCTCACACGGTTGTAGATGAGTCCGGGGATGTGTCCCCCAGCTGATTGAATGGACAACTGATGAACCACGCTGACACGCTTGTCGCTAAATGGGCCGCTGACCGATACGGCAAATCGTACAACTACACGTTTGATGACGTGGAGACGATTCGATTCGAGCCATGGGTCGGTTGCTACTCCGAATACACGCACGATTATGGGATCAATCCACAGATCGTGTTGAAGGATGGCCGGGTTGTCGAAACGGTTGATTGGCACATGCCTGAAACTCTGCGAGAGATGGACAAGTACAAGGCAGCAGAAGACAAGCTGACCGAGATGCATGATGAGCAGTGCCCGGCTTAGTAGCCCAGTTGCTCCATCAATGCACCCAGCCGGTCATGCAGCGGTTCAGGGATATCCGCCCAACTGATATCCCGCGTCCCCTGATGGTGCGCGTGAACCCGCTTCCCAGTTCCCTTGATAGCCAACTGACAGTCTTCCAATGACGCGGGCCGACCAATCGACTCAGTAACCGACTGCAGCAACTCCGGTGTCAGGTCCTCCACCCGCCACCACATGTCGGCAAACCTCAGCGCCCGCTCATACACCGCCAGATACCACAGCACCGAGTTGTACACGGCATCCTTGCGCAGTTTCAATATCGGCAGCGCATCACACTTCAGCCGCCAGAACACCGAGTCTTCCAGATCCCCCCGCATGAACCCACCATGGTCATAACTCGCCAGACTCCCTACCACCCTGAATGGGTGTCGGGCCTGTACGAAGATCTTCCCGTGGTAGTGGTCCAGGACTGGTACACACATCCAGGAGCTGTCCCCGTGGATGCCGACCACCCGCCGATGGATGAAGGGGGTGAACCACTCCTCATGCCCGCACCTGATCCCCACCTTCTGTAAGACATGGCTGATGTAAGTCGAGCCACTACGACCGCTCCCAGCAACCACAAACCCAGGACCTTCAGAAGCGACCTGAGCGGTGATTGGCGCGAGCGTGAGATCCGTATATCCATCTCTCCCCTTCCCATAACCCAGCCGCGTGTCAGACCCCATCAATCCCCACGTAATCCAAATCCCCGTCAACCTCTACCCAGTTGAACCCAGGGTTCGGGTAGCTTTGAATGACCCCGCTACCAAACGTGACCTGAAACTCAGCCAGATACCTACCTGGTGTATCAGTGTCCCCAGCCGCCCACTGATACTCCACCACTCCGTTCGCCGCATCCACCAACGTCGCCGCTGAATTCACCTTCAGCGTGTCCTGCACCCCTGACGCCCGCCCCTGCACAAACCGCATCTTGAACAGGATCGTTGACCCCGACACATCCACTGCCGTCCCATCCCCGTCTCTCAAAGTTACCTGAAACGCTGGGCCTGTATCCCCAACCTTCATTTTCTGGGTTTGATTAGCCATCCCCAAACTCTATCAGCTACTACCCTTCTTCACATGGATGATCCAGCGCGCCGGTTCTTCACGCTCTACCTCCCCTCCAACTACAAGCACCGGAAGAACATCACCCAGATGGGAATAGCCGACACCGGGGAAATCTCCGACAAAGGGGCCACCACCCAGGAAGACCATTGGGACGGTCGCCGCGCAGCCATCCAGCAACCGACGACCATACACTGGACCTTCGACCTCTCTTCCGGTAGATTCAGACCGAAGACAAGGCAGGAGATGATCGACCAGGGTCTATTGGTCCCAGGCCAAGGACCCACCGGCATCGAACGCAAGAAGACAGGAATCCACATTGCATCCGAATATGGTCGAATTCCATAAGGTCATGCTGGCCCTGCATGAGATCGAGAAAGATTTCATCCAGGCCAAAGCTGACGGAACAGTCACCGACGCGATGAGGATGGAAGTTCGCCTAGCTCGCAAAACAGCCAGGGAACTCCGCGACACCGTTGGCGTTTTCCCACCTGCCGCCGAATACAAGATCCACAAGACATAGGAGGCCAAATCATGGCAGTCACTGCAGCGGGGCTGTACGGCCTCACTCTCGAAAAGATGATGATCGACACGCTCGGTCAGTCCATCGAAGCGGAAACCCACAAGGAACTGATGGTCCACGATGCCGAGGTTCCCAACTTCGACACCCATGACTTCCGCGCCGACATTCTCGCTGAAATCACCGGCACCAACTATTCAGCAGGTGGGGTAACTGTCACCGGCACTGAGGTAACTCTCGCCACCGGCACCCTCACCTTCGATATGGCCAATACCGTGTTCTCCAACATCACGATCAACTCAGCCAACGCCATGGCTGGGGTGTTCTACACCAACGTTGGGACCGGAGCCACCGACCAGCTTGTCTGCTTGCAGGATTTCGTGACCGCCGCAGACGCCACGGCCGCTGACTTCACCATCCAACATTCAGGAACCGGAGTCTTCACGCTCGACTACACCCCGTGATATAGTCACCACACCATCGGTCAGTTGATCCTCTCTCTGACCACTCACGCATCAGAGTGAAGGTCCCTCGTCAACCGGGGGACCTTCGCTTATGCTGTGACCTATGGCCTTCCGGTCCGCCAACGAAGCCTCTGCGAACACCACGTCGGTTACCGTTACCGCACCGGCTGGGATAGCTGACGACGACATCCTCATCATGTCGGTGGACCGGGGTGCCCTCACCTCGGCAATCACTTGGCCAACTGACTTCGTTGAGATCACAGGTGGAGCCGTTGATTATGCCGGTGGCTCCCTGCGCGCTGCTTGGAAGCGGGCTTCTTCCGAGTCGGGCAACTACCAGGCATCGTGGACAGGATCGGGTCGTGTCACGGCAGGTATCACTGCCCATTCTGGAGCCGCCACATCCGGCACCCCAGTCCTCGCCACCAACACATCCGGTGGTGCCTCCTCCACTCCAGACCCGCCGAACCTGACTGGTCTCACTTCCAGCGTCACCTACGACTTCGTAGCTGTTGCTGGTCAGGAAGGTAAGGGCGACAACCGCTTCACGGGAGTCCCCACCAACTACACCGAACGGGTAGACATCGGCACATCCGGCTCCGGTTCTGGTGTTGGCCACTCCTCAGTTTGTATGGCGACCGAAGATGCCCAAACTGGTCAGACCGCTGAGAACCCCGGTACCTTCACCTCAACCGTTTCTGATTCCTGGGCAGCGCTTACCATTTCTATCGCTGCCCCAGCAGTGGTCACTGTTACCCCCCAGGGCGACACCCCCATCGGAACTTCCATTACGGTCCCCCAGCCGTTCATCCCTCGTCTACCCGCGACCATCTCCCCACCGGTAGCCACTCTCCCAACCCCCACCATCTCGGTCACTGCTGAGACCATCGTCACTCCCGCGGTCATCCCACTGCCAGTCGTAACGATCCCCACCCCAATCGTTTCTATCCCGGCGACCATTATCCCGGCAACCATTTCCCCGCCAATTGCCACGGTCCCTACTCCAACTGTTCACGTCGCGCCCACAGTCACCCCCGCTGTGATCTCCCCTCCAGCTGCCACAGTCCCTACCCCAACTTTCACCAACAAACCCACAATCATTCCGGCAACAATCTCCCCACCGGTCGCCACGGTCCCCACACCCACAATCAACGTAGACAGCTCTGTCACCGTCACCCCGGCAGTCATAGCTCTCCCAGTTGTCACCATCCCCACACCCAACGCTGGCGAGACCGTCGTAGTCACCCCAGCAGTCATCACCCTCGGCTCCAAAGACGGGTTCGTTGCCCTTGACGGAACCGGCGACTATCTCAACTCATCTGCTGGTCCCAGCTCTGGCACCGGTGACTTCGAAGCTGTCATCTACATTGACAACCCTGATTGGACCCCAATCGCCAACATGACGTTGATGGCTCGGTACGGCTCCACCAACGCCAACCGTTCCTTCCGCTGGCGCATCCTCTCTGGCAACAACTTCCAGGTCACGTTCAACGATGGCGGCATCATCCGCAACATCGGCACTGGAGTTACCGGCTACACCGATGGGGTGGGTCGCTGGCTGCGTCTCCGCTTCGATGCCGACGACGGTGCTTCCTCCGATGACTGGTTCATCGACTCTTCCACAGAATCCCCTTCCCTAGACCCCGCCGACATCACCTGGAACAACGATTTCAACCCGACTCCCTTCGGTGCTGTCGTAACCCTCAATGACCCGGCATCTGAGCCATACGAAATCGGTGCCAACGAAGGTGCTGAACTCATCACCGGCGACATTTACTACGCCGAGTTCTGGCGTGATGGATGGCGGGGAACAGGCACCAGGGTCTACGCCGCCGACTTCCGTTCTGGTCCACCAACCTTCCCCCGCACAGACTCAGTTGCCTCGTTCGTGTGGCAGGAAAACGGCGACCCGGCAATCACCCTGCCAACCTCCGGCACCACTCTCTACACACCAACCATCACGGCGGTCGGCGTTGTTGTAGTCACCCCCGCGGTCATCACCACAACCGCTGCTGTCCCTACCCCGTTTATCCCCCGCCTCCCCCAAACCATCCTCACCACCACAACCATCCCAACACCCACCATCGACATCGGTGCAGTGGTGGTCCTGCCCGCAGTCATCGCGCCCCCAGTTGCAACTCTCCCTACCCCAACTATCACCGTTGCCCCCACGATCCTTCCGGCAACTATCAGCCCGCCAACTGCAACTGTTCCTACCCCGACTCTGACTATCGCGCCCACAGCTACCCCTGCAACCATCGCACCTCCAACTGTCACGGTCCCAACTCCAACTATCTCCACAGCCCCCACCGTCCTCCCCGCGACCATTGCACCGCCAGTTGCAACCGTCCCCACACCTACCTTCATCAACAAGCCGACCATCACCCCGGCCACAATCGCGCCCCCGGTAGCAACAGTTCCGACCCCAACCCTGTCGATAGCCCCAACCGTCCTGCCCGTAACAATCGAAGTGATAGCCGCCGTTCCCACCCCTGGCCTTCAAGTCGGTGCAGGTGCCACTGTTGTCCCAGCCACCATCACCGCTACCACTCTCATCCCACGCCCCCATATCCATCCCAACCCGCCAGTCATCACTACCACTGTCACCGTCCCGACCCCAACCCCGTCCATCCCGGCCACCACAACTCCAGCGGTCATCGCACCACCAGTCGCGGCCGTCCCAACTCCCACCATCACTATTGCACCGACCATCCTTCCAGTCACCGTCGCTGCAATCGCCGCCGTCCCGACCCCAACCCTCACCCAAGCTCCAACCGTCCTCCCCGCTACCATCAGTCCCCCAGTGGCAACGGTCCCCACCCCGACGCTGGTCATCAACCTCAACACGTTCGTCAACCCGGCAGTCATCGTCACTACAACTACCGCGCCGACTCCAACCCTCACAGTCAAGCCGACTCTGACCCCGGCAACTATCGCTACCACCACCACTATCCCCACCCCCACCGCGGGTGTCTTCGGCCTTGCCCCAACCACCCCTCCTTTCACCGCCATCATCACTCACGCCAACCGCACCTCATACACCACCACCACTCACGCCAACACCAAATCCAAAGCTGACATCACCACCGCCAATGCCTCATCCACCGCCCCAATCACCACAGCCAACTATTCCTCTACTACCGTCTGATCATGCCCGCACCCAAAATCCGCATTTGTCAGGGACCGGACTGCACTAACAAGTTCGAATGGTCAGGCATTGGCCGACCCAAGTCTTACTGCTCCCCTCGCTGTGCCACCATCGCCAGCGAGATGCGGAAGTACGGACCTAAAGGCATCTACCCAACCTGCCTCATGGATGGATGCGAAGATCCAGTCCTTCCCCCCAAAACCAAGTACTGCACCGCTCTCCACCAACGCCGCCAGAAAATGCGGAATCAACGCAACGGTGTCGTCCCCTCTGAACGGGTTCTCCGCCGCAAGGGTCCCCGGTATGTTGAATTCCTTCGCCGTGGGTTTGGCGAGAAGATCAAATCCAAAGAGCTGAAACGAACCGACGTGGCCAAAATCATGGGCCTCACTGACGCCACCATTTCCCGCTATCACTCCACTTGGGAAGCGGACATGGCCGACCAACAGCTCCGCCGCGGATGGTCAGGTCCCCAGTCCTCAATGGGCCTTACCTACTTCCTCGAAGACAAAGACGTGGATGAGTTGGTTGAACAGTTCATTGAGTTCAGGGACAAGTATTTCCGTACCGGCCAAGGCCACCCCTACTTCACCTCTGCCTTCCACGTCAGTTGGATCACCGCAATCCTTCAAGCACTCAAACACGGTGGTGAACTCCAGATCCTCTCTCCACCTAGACATGGCAAAACCGACTTGATGATCCATTTCGCTGTCTGGCTCATCGTCCATGTCCCCAACATCCGAATCATGTGGGTGGGGGGCAACGAAGACATAGCCCAAGATGCGGTATCAGCGTGCAGGGACCATCTTGATGAAAACGAAGACCTCGTACATGACTTCCTCGGCCCTGGCCGCACCTTCAAGCCCGAATCTCGCAGTGGTAAGGCTTGGTCATCCACCCGGTTCACAGTCGCATCCAGGACCGTCACTGGGGTAAAGAGTCCAACAATGGTGGCAGTAGGACGCGGGGGCAAGATTCTCAGCCGAGACGTTGACCTGATCGTGTGTGATGACATTGAGGATCACGGGTCCACTATTCAGCCTGGGTCCAGACAAAACACACGAAATTGGATGACCACGACGGTCGGTAGCCGTAAGGAAGAACACACCGCCATTGTTGTCATCGGTTCTCGGCAGCACGTTGACGACCTCTACGCTCACCTGCTCGATAACCCCGGCTGGGAGAAGATAGTTGAAGAGGCTCACGACTCCTCCTGTGAACTCGATCCAGAAGTCTTCGACATCCATGTGGCTTGCATGCTCTTCCCTGAAATGCGGACCTACCGCTGGTTGATGTCAAGGCTAACCAACGCGCTCACAACTGGCGGCAAACACATATACGAAATGGTCTACCTCAACAAAGCCGTCGCTGCAGGCATGGAGATCTTCAAGAAACCCGCCATTGAGCAGTGCCAAGACCTGACTAGAAAACTCGGTGAAGCCCCCCAATTCCACTCCCTCTACCTTTGCGCGGGCCTAGACCCTGCAGCTACTGGCTATCAAGCTGCCTTCCTCTGGGGTTTCGATTTCAAGAACGAACTCCTCTACAAGATTGACAGTGAGAACCAAAAGGGTGGAGGCATTGAGGTCGCGCTTGAACAAATGCAGGACTGGTATAACCGCTACAACGTCAAGCATTGGGTGATCGAACGCAACCTGTTCCATGGGGGAATCAAGAAGGACCCTCGCGTCAAAAAGTACGCAGCTTCCAACGGGATCTATCTAGAAGAACATCAAACCACCGCTCAGTCCAAATGGGACGACACCTTTGGCATCACTACCATGGCTCCGTTGTTTGAAAACTCCCAGATCAACCTCCCCTATGCTGACACTTCCGCTCAGCAGAAGACCGATGTCTTCAAGCGCCAGCTCATCAACTTCGCCTCTGACGTGACCCCCACAGGCAAACGACGCAAGATGCCATCCGATCTGGTCATGGCCGCGTGGTTCCCCCTCAAAGTGTTCAGGCGCAAAATCAAGGAGCAATCTGCCAATATGCAGGTACAGTATGAGCAGTCGTTCTCTGGATGGGACCGGACCAACTGGAATGAGGCACCGTGGTAGCCCCAGCAGGCGCACTCCCTATCCCTGATTCACGCAACCCCCAGGACATACTCGAACGCGTCCAGTTCCTCATCCAGATCAATTCCGCCACTCTCAAAGCTCGCCTCCGCACCAAGAATTTGATGAACGGTGGAGAGGCTGGATTGAAGGCGTTGTTGGGGGAGAGAATCAAGCTCACCTCCGACATGGTTCCTGCTATCAACTTGATGGACTCAGGCCTTCGCAGGCTTGGTCAGAAGATTGGGCGGATGCCGGATCTCCGCATCATGCCGTCTGGTCACAAAGACTCTGAGCGGGCTAGGAAATCAGCGGAGAAGCGAGAGCGCATAGTCACCGCCTACGACCTTGGTGACAACCGCGACGAACAGATGCCTCAACTGGGCAGGTGGGTCCCTGGGTATGGATATGCCGCTTTTGTCATTCGTGAACGCATGGACGCCAATGGCTTCCCCTACCCATCCGCGGAACTACGCGACCCCTTCAACGTGTATCCAGGTACATGGGGAGTGAACAGCCAACCCGAAGACATGGCTGTGATCACCCAGGTCCCCCACCGCACGCTCGCCCGCCTCTACCCCAAGCATTCAGCCGCAATCATGGAGGGTGCGCGCAGTGCTGTTGACTCTGCATCCGGTGGCCTCCTTCTTGCCAATACCACCACCAAATCCTGGTCCAACCAGTCCGGCAATGGCCTCCAAGTAGCCGAATACTTCGACCGCGACGGCACCTGGGTTGTCCTCCCTGAAAAGCAACTAGTTGTCGATTTCGTCCCCAACCCTCTTCGTTCTGGCCCCCGCTTCGTCCTCATCAAGCGGTTCGTGTTTGACCAGCTCATTGGGCAGTACGACCAGATCGTGGGCTTGATGGCAATGATGGCCAAACTCAACGTCCTGTCTGTGATTGCCCTTGAAGATGCGGTGTTTACAGAAACCAACGTGATGGGTGAGATGGAGTCAGGCCAATACTCCAAGGGTCGCAACTCCATCAACTTCCTCACCCCAGGCACCAACGTTGACAAGCCCATTGGTCAGATCCCCTTCCAGATGTTCCAGCAGATCGACCGGATTGAACGCCACTTGAGAATCGGCGCTTCATACCCTGTCCAAGATGACGGAGCCAACCCCGCCAACACTGCAGCAACAGGCCGAGGAATTGAACGGCTCGACTTCAACCCCTCCCTCGAAATCTCCGAATATCAGCTCGCCATCGGCAAGGGCATTCAGCGCGTTGATGACAAGCTGCTGGAGTGGGATGAAACCCTGTACAAGAACCAGGAAAAGCCGCTGTCTGGGCACATCAAGGGCGCTCCCTTCAATGAGTCCTACATCCCCACCCGCGACATCAATGGCAATCACAACACTCGCCGGATCTATGGCGTTATGGCTGGCTGGGATGAACCCCAAAAGATCGTCACTGGGCTACAACTCATGCAGGGTGAAGTGATAGATGTTGAAACCATGCAGGAGAACTTGGACGGGTTGGAGAACCTGACCTTGATCCGAGAACGCATCAGGCGGAAGAAGGCCGAAGACGCGATGTTTGAGGCATTGCTAGTAGATGCCCAAAACCAAGATCCGACAGCTAGGGCATTGCTCGCTGAAGTCATTAACAACCAAGGCAAGGATTTTGAATCTGTACTCAAAAAGTACCTCACCCCTGATGAGCCTGAGCTATCCCCTGAAGAGGAAGCTTTCTTGCAGGCCCAAGGTGGTTTGGGTGGCCCCGGTGGTGGAGATCCCGCCCAGGTCCAAGGCCCACCTCCTGACGTAACCACTGTCCTGTCCCAGCTCCGTCAAGGTGGCGGGCTAGGCGGGGGCGTCCAAACGGTCGGACAACTCTAAATGGCTAGATCCCGCAAGCCCCGCCCACCCAATAACCCAGCACCAGTCGCCGGTCCTGGCAAACTCTCCGCGCGCACAGACGGTGGCCCCGGTCAACCCGTCCGCAACTTCCCCGCCCAGTCTCACGGTCAGCGTGGCCAACTCACCGACCTCCAGCAGGCAGCTCCCCTCTCTGCTGGACCAGGTGGGGGCGGGGGTGGGGGTCGTCCTCCAGGCGTCCCTGACCCCTTGCTCTCACAGGATGTGTTCGGTCCTACCCGCAACCCCAACGAACCCATTCAGGCAGGTATCCCGTTCGGTCCTGGCGATAACGGCCAGGGCATGCTCCCCACCGACCCCAACGAACTACTCCGCGCCCTCATCCGCGTCAAACCTTCCGCTCGCCTAGTTGCTCTCCTTAGTCAGGAGTGAAATGGGTGTTCCATTTGGACCTCTTGAAGATGCTCCCCTCTCTGATGCTCCCCTCTCCGATGCCCCTCTCGGCTCAGGGTTCTTCATCTCTGACATCCGCGCCCAAGAGAGCCTGTCAGATGAATATGATCAGCGGCTCCGACGTGCTGAAGCCTTGTCTCGCCAGTTCAGCGAGTTAGACGCACAGAACCTTGAACTGATCCACCAGGCATACCCCAACATCTCTATGGAGCTGGCTGAAGCATTGGTGTTGGCGCAAGTCCCTGCTTCAGATCCCAACCTTGAAGCTCTCGCCCAGCGTGAAGCCCTCCATGACCAAAGCATCCTTGACCGGGCATATTCAGCCATCAAGGGTGGCACCCGGCTCGCCTTCACTGCCTTTGATGCTGTCTGGGAAGAGGCTGTCGCCCGTAACTTCCGCGCTGCCGCAGCGGATATCTATGACGCGGAAGGGGCAGAAAACCTCAATTTCTTCCAGATCAGGGAACAACTAGCTGGAGAGTCAATAGGACTTCGCGCTCTCAACGAAGCCCGCCAAGGTAATCGGGTCAACCTCGGCTCTGGCTTCTTCCCCAGCTCCGAACAGGCTGAAGGGTCCCGCCAATTTGAACTCTTCACCGGTCAAGGCTTCTCCCCCGATGACGCCCTAGCCCTCTCTTCCAAAAACCTTGGTCGCCCAATCACCCAAGAGTTTCTACAAGAATCTGAGCAGCTAAAACTCAACGGTGTCCCTATCTCTCCTGGCCGCGTGTTCGCTGGCCAAGTACTCAACCTTGAACCAGGCACCCGCCCGTTCTCCATTGTCTCAGGTGGGGTGGATCTAGGCTCCCAGGTCGCCTTCGACCCCATATCCAAAGCCATGAAGTTCACCAAGACTGTCTCTCAGGGTCTAGGCACAGTCCAAGGCGCATCCGACATTGGCAAGATCGGTCGGTTTCAAGGGCGTGGCGCACTCCGTACTGGTCCTGTCCTTGGTCCCGATGGCCTAGTCGCTCGCGGCCTCTACCGTTCTGGTGTCCTCCCCAAAACCGGCGAAGATCTCCTACGCACACAACGAGGTCAGCGCCTGGTTCGTGCTGTCCGCGATGAAACCGAAGACATTGACTTCCTTGCCTCTCGCCTAGGCATCAACGACCGCCGTTATCTCCAGGAACTCCTAGAAGCTGGCACTGACGCGGAAGTGTCCCATCTGCTTCTCACCGGCACCCGCCCAGGGGCCATCCCCAGCATCCATGTCCCCGGTGCAGGCACTGGCACTCTTCTCGGTCAAACCGGCCCGACCCCTGCTGGTCTCGGTCGCAACATCGGCACCCGCCGCAACCCCCTCCCAGGTCTTGGCCCCAATCCCTCATCGTGGATTGGAGCCAAGCACCTCCCCGGCGACATCGCCCGCAAACGTTGGAAGATGAAGCGCAACCCATACTGGGGTAGGCGCGCGTTCAAAAACCAGCATGGTGTAGATCTCGACCCTGAAGATCTCGACACTGGTTTCACCGACATGCAAACGTTCCTCTTCAACTCCAATGTCCCAACAGCCAAACGCAATGAGATCCTGTCCCGATTCGCCAAGCTCGAAGACGGGGACCTGATCGGGCTAGAAGATGTAACCGCTGACGCCCTCCAAGAATGGGTCAATGTCATGGGTGGGGAGTTTGACCGCCCATCCAAGGTTCTCGACAAGATGATTCCTGCTTGGGCTAGGGAACAAACCCGCGCCAAGCTTCTGGTAGATCACTCCGGCGACCCCATCCAGCACCTAGGCCGCAACACCATCGACATTGCTGGCACCACTGAAGACATCGTGCAGATGCCTCTTGAAGCTGCGTTCGCTTCCCGCACCGTCACCCTTCCCGACCCCAACGAAGTTCGCCGCCTGGTCTCTCCCGCTTTCAAGATGTTTGATGGAATCAACGAAATGGCTAAAGCTATTCCTGGCATCCCCGCTCTTCGCAAATCAGCGGTAGAGCAAGGCGCTATCGCCAACATGATGGATGGGCTGATGGGTGGGTGGAAGTCCCTAGTCCTTCTCCGCGCTGCCTGGACAGTCCGCGTGGTTGGGGAAGAGCAAGTGCGAATGGGGGTCACTGGCCTCGACTCCATGTTCAACCATCCCCTCTCTTACATTGCCTGGCGGATAGGCCGATCTGATGAAAAAGGGTTGATCAGCCGAGCGGTTGGAGCTGATGGCCTAGATGAATTCGCCACCAAATTCGGTAAGGGCCGACGCGACATCGCTGGCAACTTCTTCGATGAGTCTTTCCGCCACCAAAGGTCTATGTCTCAGAAGGGTGCGTTGTTCAGAGGGAGCCGTACTGGAACCACTTCCCCTGACTTCCACAATGTCATCAAACGCGGAGAGGATGGGTATGTCAATGCGTGGGCGCGTGAACTCCTCATCCTCAACCGCGACCCCCTCTCCCGCCAATACCTGTCCGGTCAATCTCGCGGCCAAATCAAAACCTGGATGAAATCAACCCCTGAAGGTCAAGCTCATGTGCGTCGGCTAGTTGGCGGCAATCGTGGCTTGCGCAAAGCTTCACAAGAACCTGACTTCGTTGACTGGTATGTGGATAACACCGTGGCCAAGCTGGAGAAATCACTAGGCGGTGACCTTGCTTGGCGAGAGAGTGTTGATGAAATCTCTGGTCGGACAGCCACACCAGCAGGCACACGGCCAGCCGGTGCAGACGATCTCGCTGTGGGCACTGTCCTTGATCTGGAGTTTGAAGGAGTGCAACGCCGGGGAACAGTTCAAGGAGTTGCTTCCCACGGTCGACGCAACCCCCGTACTCGCAGAAAAGAAACAGTGTTCAGGGTTGAACTTGATGACGGCACTCGCACTGAAGCGTTCTTCTCCGACATCCAAAACCTCTCCCCTTCGTTCCGTGGTCAAACCATCGCGGTCCCCGGTCAGGCAGCCGTTCCTGGCACTCCTGGTGTCCCTGAAGGATGGAACTTCCAACAGATGACCATGGGCGACACCACTCTGCGTGGTCTTCTCACAGGTGACGAAACTATCGGAGCCGCAGCAGGTATCACCGATTTTGACCAGTGGGAGTCGGCTATCTCCCCTGGGTATCAAAAACTCCTAGACGTACTCACTGAGAAAGCTGCTGCTGGGATTGGTCCAGGAGCAGTAGAAGGTAATTCTCGCCCATTCGGTCGGTTGATTGGTCGAGCTGGAGGCAGTGACGCCGCTGATGGAGTGGTGGAAGATCTGTTCAAGGTCTTCATGGGTCGTCGCACCGACAACCTCTCTCGCTCTCCCGCCTTCCGCCAGTTCTACGCCGAGGAAATGGCTCAACTCGCCACATTTGGTGACGATGCCACGGTCCAGAAAATGGCTAAGTGGATGACAGACAACAACATCGGCATTGAGTGGCTAGACCGGATCAAAGCATGGGGAAACAAGGTCACTGGGGTTGATTCTTCATCCAGCGACGAAGCTCTCAAACGACTGATGACCCACGTCAGGTCTTCTTACAAAGGCAAGGCAGCCATCACCAGCATTGAAGACATGGACATGCTGGCCAAGGCCAAAGCCCTAGATGAAACCCGCAAGCTCCTCTACGACCTGACTCGTCGCTCCAACATTGCTGAACTCACCCGCAACATCTTCCCGTTCGGTGAAGCGTGGATTGAGATCATGGGAACTTGGGCCAGGCTCAACAAGGAGAACTTTGGCCTCCCTGCTCGCCGCCTTCAGCAGATGGTGGAAGGGAGCCGTGAGTCAGGGTTCTTCACTCAGGATGAGAACGGCAGGGAAGTGTTTGTCTACCCCGGTCAGGGTCTGCTCACCAACTGGATGTTTGGCGGCAAGGACAAAGAAACCGGGGAAGAGTTCGGTTCTGAACTTGCCCAAACCCAGCTTGTCGGCAACGTCCAAGGTCTCAACATCGTCTCTGGCTCCATCATCCCTGGGTTTGGGCCAGCTATCCAGGTAGCCGTAAATGCCTTCGCCAAAAACCAACCCAACGTGGAATGGCTCAGGGAAATCGTCACCCCATTTGGTGAAAAGCCCCTGGAGTCCTTTGGTGATGTGGCCGAGTTTGCTCTTCCCTCCTGGATGAAGCGAACCCTCACCGCAGCAGGGTTTGATACCGAACTAGCTCGCTCCCACTCTCAATCCACCATGCAGATCATGGGCCAGCTTCTTCGCGAAGAGGGTGGGGGTATCGACCTCCCGCGCAACCGATACGACCAGCTTCTTTCTCGCGCCAGCGACATAGCCACACGTCTTGCTTGGGTGAGAGCTATCGGCTCCTTTGCTGCTCCCACATCTCCAACCCCCCGCCACCTTCTCGCGTCAGGCCAAGATGAACGAGGCAACTACTTTTGGTGGGACACCCAAACCCTTGCTTCTGAATTCAGAGAGAAGCGAGAGAAGGTGTTCGACAACGATTCCGCCCTTGCCTTTGACTGGTTTGTCAAGCAGTACGGGTTCGATCCCTTCCTCTTGTCTACCCCCAAAACAGCTCGCATCATCACAACTACAGGCACCGCTGAAGGGTCTGAGTTCCGACGCCAAAACGCCCTCTTTTTTGACAAGTTCCCCAACGTTGCCTACTTCATCAACCCCGACACTCCTGACACTTTCGATCCAGGCTCCATCCAGCGAGCCATAGACGACGGTGCGCGTGTGGGTCTATCCCCTGAACAGTGGATGATGATGCGAAACCAAACTCTTGCCCGCAACATCTACAACAACGTGGCTCGGAAGTTTGAGGGGCATGACACCAACAAGGCAGTCCGCAGATACCTCCGTGATGTGAACATCTACCTCCAGAACACCTACAACGGCTACACCCCGTTCGATCCCTTCGCAGGTATCCCCGGTGTCCCTGAACAAGTAGCCCCTTCTGTCCAAATCCAGAACTTCTATCAGATGTTGGATGATCCCCAATTCTCCAACTTGGACACTTCCCCTGAAGCTGTCAAGGGCATCTCTTTGTATCTCCAACAGCGAGACAGGATGATTGAAGCTCTCCAAGGTGCGGGCCTCACCGCCAACCGCGAAGGTACATTCTCTCGCGCTGACCGCGCCGCTCCTACCCGCGCTCACCTCAGAAACGTGGCCGAACGGCTCATCACCCTCTACCCTGACTTCAGAGCCGTTTGGGATCAGGTCTTCAAACGGGAACTAGTGGAAGATGAGAGCGAGTTGGATCGTGAAATCCGCATCCAGGGACTTCTCCAAACTGAAGATGCGCGCCGCCTGCTCTTGTTCCCATCTGGCAAAACTGTCTCTAGGGATCTCAGACAGGCATCGTTCTCACGGTCTGATCAACCCACATTCACGCCGCCTAACACTCTGTCAGTAGGTAACTGATGGCTCAATTTGTGCCCAGCGTAGAAGTAGTGAGGGAGCGCCTTCGGCAGCTTCTTCTCTCACGTCTTGATTCTCTCCAACGAAGCATCAACAGTCTGAATTTCGAGCAGGAACAGAACCCAAGCTTCCCCCGCGCCACCGACGCATCAGCTCTCAGTCAAGCCTTTGGTAGTAGCAGAGAAACGGCAAACAGAACCCTAGATCGAGTGCGTCGGCTCATCACCAGCAATGATCTCCTTCAAGGTGATTCTCAAACTGAACTCATCCAAAGCTTCATCACAAATGTAGTGCCTACTCTCAATCAGGAATTGGCTCTCGTCACCCAAGGTGTGTCCGATCCTGAAATCGCTGCTCTTGGATCTGGCGGTCAGTTCATAGCCTCCCCCGCACAGGCAATCTCCCAATACATCGTTCCTTCAATGACCCCTGACAATGCCTTCTCTGATCAGGACGGTCAGGCAGCGGTGTTGACAGAAGAGGCTCTGGCGGATTCAGTCACCATAGCTACAGACATCATCCGCACAGCCCTAACCGGTATAGGCCAGCCTCTAGGTTTCGAGATCCAGTCTGCAGCCACCGAGGTCCCCAACCTCACTACCGAACAAATCGAACGACAGAACCAACGCAACCAGGGCTTGGAAGAGCAAACATCTGGTGATCTTGGCTCAGACTTGTTTGGCATCCAACCCTTTGATGGAGATCTCTCCGAAGATCAAGAAGTCAACACCCTCCCTTATGGCTCCCTCCCCAGCAACTTTTCCATCACCAAACGGATGGGGGATCTGGGTGAAACCGGCCTCCCTGACGGGTTCTTCGGTCCTAACATCAACGACGACACCCTGATTGAAGTCCCCCACCGATACGATCAACGCTTTGGGGATCATGTCAGAGTCTTCTCTCACATGTCGATGGAAGCTATCGCTGGTGTCCAAGCACAGATGGTGGAGGGTGGCTATCTCGCTTCTGATGCCTTCCGCGTAGGCACCCCTGACCTGATCACCCGGCAAGCTATGGCTCAGTTGATGGAGTATTCAGACGGCAATGGTCTTACTTGGCAGGATGGACTTGTCCGGTCAATCGAAACCAACGGCCCTAGGGTCGCTGCCGCCAAAGGAATCAGCAACCCTGTCTCCCCTCAGGACATCTTCACTCCCCGATCCTTCCTAGCCCCCTCTCCCGACACTCTCGCCAATGACGTATTCAACACCTTCCAACAGATCCTTGGCCGCAAACCCTCAGCCGAAGAACTGGGCGAGTACATGTCGTTCCTCAACACACAAGCCACCGCTCAGTTCAACACAGAGGAATCAGCAAGGTTCAGGGAAGCTCAGTCACGCGCTGACACACTCACCCAACTCCAGGAACAGGCAGAGCTAGCAGGGGTGGACTCTGAAGATGTAGCCAGCTTGATTGGATCAGGTGCGTTCTCCCACATCCCAGAAAACGAACGGGTCCAGGCTGTTACCGACCATCTTCTTGCTACCCGCCAAGCTGCATCTGATCGGCGTAGACAAGCTGGTGAAGGGGGCGACAACCTTCTTGTTGGGGCCACCCCCGCTTCAGGCACTGCCGTCGATCCTCGCGCTGCCTTCCTCAACCGGTTCCGCACACAATTCGAACCTGAAGTTCAGCTCAACCAGCGCAGAGACTTCAACCAGGCCGCACAAACCCAAGCGTCACAAGGCTTTCTCGGCTTCATGTCTATGATCAGAAACAACCCATTCTCATGACCAATCGCCCCAACGAGATCAGCAGCCAGCCGACCCCGCGGTCAGGCCGGTCACGCGCCACCCTCCGCTCCCCCACAGAAGCTCTATCCGGTGGCGGCTCTCTAGACCTCAATGACCCCAAAGCCATGAGACGCGCCAACATGATCCAGGTGTTCGGAGAGATGTCCAATGCAATAGCTGGGGGACAACGTGCCAACATCACCGACATGGCATTCCCCACCCTCAGATCTCTTCAAGGTCAAGGGTTCAATGAGGAAACGGACGGGATCACTGGTGGCGTGATCGACAACTTCACCCCGTCCGAACCCAAGGACTTCACCAGGCAGAATCCCATCCAGCCCGAAGACCTGGGTGAAGCGGTTGGGGCCAGTGGAAAGATCTTCCAGCTCCAGAACGTGGCCGCTGAATCATGGAACGCCATGACCAAGGCTGCTCTCGCGGACGGGATCAATCTCAACAGTGATTCTGCCCTCCGCTCCTGGGACAACCAGCTCCGCGCATATGAAGACTTCATCAAGACGGGGAGAAACCAGAACAACGTGGTGGTCCCCAACATCCTCCCTCCTGAAAAGTCCCTCCACGTCCTAGGTCTAGCTGTGGACATCAACGGTGCATCCAAAGGCTCAGTCGTCCATAACTGGCTAGCCGCCAACGCTGCCCGATTCGGCTGGACCCCCATTTCCAACGAAGCCTGGCATTGGGAGTTCAAGGGGAGCAAGTCGTTTGGCGGGGGAAGTGGTGGTGGGGGAGAAGATACCTCTACCCCCGTTGGTGACGCTTCCCAACCTGATCCAATAACCACTCCAGCACCGGCAGGTCCACGATGACCACCAACCCAAACGACCCATTCCTCCCGCCAGAAGATCGTGGCATTCCGATCCAGCCACCGAAACAAGATCCGACTCCTTCAGACACTGGCAATGGCGGTGGAGGCGGTGGTGATGGTTTTACTGGTGTGGAAGAGTCAGGCATCGGTGACACCTCCAACCTCGTCCCCACCCTTGAAGAAGGCGACATCCCAGGCATCCCCCCAGGTGCTGAGTTCTGGAAGGTTGGCGGTCGCCATTACGCGGTCTTCTTCATCCCCGGCTCTGAACCCCCCATCCCCCTGGTCTACCTCAT